TTTACGGTGGCAGGCACCCCGACCACGACTGGCGCAGCCACGACAGCGTTCGGCAAAAGCTTTCCTGGCGCAACCGGCAACGTGACGCCAACGCCAACCACGTACGCGAACATCGATGTATCACAGGGGAGTTCTTACCCGATCAACGTGCCGCTCGGCGGGTCGCTCACCATCACCTGGACGGAATAAAGCATGTCGATCATCAAGCTTACCGCCTTCACAGGTGAATCGCCGCGCACCACGCCGCGCCTGCTGCCGGATACCGGCGCGCAGACAGCGCAATCGGTGCGCCTGGAAGACGGCAAGCTGGCGCCCTACCGCAAGCCGTTCCCGATCTATCAGCTGGAGGGCGCGCAGGGCAAGACGGTACGCACGGTATATCGCCACCTCGGCGCCTGGCTGTGGTGGGACAAGGTGGTGCATGCCGTGCCTGGCCCGGTGGCGCAGGACCGCCTGTACTACACCGGCGACGGCAAGCCTAAAATGCGCGTCGGCAGCGTGGTCTACGACCTGGCCCTGGCCGCGCCGACCATCAAGCTGACCGGCGCCGTGACCGGCACCGTGACCCCGGCCACCAGCGCGACACGGCTGTACGTCTATACCCGCGTGACCCAGTTTGGCGAAGAATCGCAGCCGTCGCCGATCAGTTCGGACATCGTGGTGTCGCCGGGGAACACCGTAACCCTGTCCGGATTCCAGGCCGCGCCTGCCGGCCGTGGCTTCACCAAGCAACGCATCTACCGGTCGCAGACCGGCAGCACCGGCGGCGCCAACCTGTATTTCATCGCCGAGCGCGACGACAGCACGGCCAACTTCGTCGACAACATCGCCACCGATGCCTTCAACGAAGCGCTGCCGTCGCTGGACTGGACGCCGCCGCCGGATGGCCTGAAGGGACTGGTGGCGCTGCCGAACGGGATGATGGCGGGTTATGTGGGCAAGGATCTGTACCTGACGCCGCCCTACATCATGCACACGTTCCCGATCAAGTACAGCTTGTCGGCGAACTACGACATCACCGGTCTGGCCGTCTCCGGCTCGACCCTGATCGTCGGCACCAAGGGCACGCCGGAACTGGTGGGCGGCACGTCGCCCGAAACCATGGTGATGGAGCACCTGGAATTCAACATGCCTTGCCTGAACGAGCAGGGCATGGTGGACATGGGCTATTCCATCCTGTATCCATCGAACGACGGCTTGGTGATGGTGCAGGGCGGCACCCCGAATCTGATCTCGGAAGCGCTGCTGACGCGCGACCAGTGGCAGCGGCTGGATCCGGCGACCCTGGTCTGCGGCCAGTTCTACGGGCGCTTCTACGCCTCTTACAACTACATCGACCGCAACGACGAGGCGCAGCAGGGCACGCTGATCTTCGACATCACCGGCAGCCAGCCGTACCTGATCCGCTCCCAGCACCGGGCCGATGCGATGTTCTACGACATCACCGATTCGCGCCTGTATATGGTGATGGGCGCCACGGTCTACGAATGGGATTCCCTGGCAGCCGATGCCGACGTGATGACCTACCGCAGCAAGGTATTCGTCACCGCCGAGCCGACCAGCTTTGGCGTGGTGCTGGTGGAAACCGACGAGCGCCTGGACCATGATGCGATATTGGCGGCGCAGGCGGCGCGCGACCTGGTGCTGACGGCCAACAGCGCGATCATGACAAGCGGCGCCCTGGGCGGCGCCCTCAATGCGCGGCCCCTCAACAGCCTGCCATTCAATGGCGACTTGCTCAAGGCGATGCCATCCGGCCCGCTCCTGGCCGTCAACATCTATGCCGACGACAGTTTCGTGACGACCATCACCACCGTGGGCGAGGCCGACCGCCTGCCGCCCGTGCTCGCGCGCCAGTGGGAGATCGAAGCGACCGGTAACGTCAACATCCAGCAGATCACCCTGGCCGGCACGGCGCAGGAACTCAGGAGTGCATGATGGGCTTTCCCCCACGCACCGACAGCCGCGCCAGCCCGCGCCAACGCGGCCAGCAGGAGCGCGCCGAGGCACTGACCGGCGACCGCGCCGGCGCCGAGAACCGGAAGGCCATCACGCGCGACGACGCGGCACGGCTCGGCGCCGTCAAGCTGCAGTCGGCGCTGGTGTCCGCTGCCCCGACCGCCGCCGACCACAATGCGCTCGTGAACGACATCCGCGCGCTCGCCGCCGTCCTGAACGGCATGGGCGCCAACTTCACCGGGCTGTGAAGTTGATTGTTGTGCGGCAACACGCGGGTTAGAATGATGGCAGTTGAACGAGGGCAACGATGACCGTATTGATCTATGACCGGAAGGACGAGCTGCTGGCCTGGGCTGCCGAGAAGATCGGCATCCATGCCTTCCGCGACGATGCGCAGGTGATCGGCCTGGAGCGTGATGGACGGCTATGTGCTGTCGTGGTCTTCGATAACTTCACGACGCACGACGCCAACATGCATATCGCCAGCGACGGCACCGGGCACTGGCTGAACCGGCAATTGCTGGCCGCCGCCTTCGCTTTCCCGTTCATCCAGTGCAAGCTGCCGCGCGTATCGGGCATGGTGGCCGAGATCAACACGCGCGCCCTGCGCTTCGACGAGCGCATCGGTTTTCGCCGCGAAGGGTATCACCCGGACGCCTGCGCCGATGGCGCGGTGATCTCGCTGGGCCTGCTGCGCAAGAATTGTGTTTTCATCCCGAAGGAGTATCGACAATGACGGACCACCAGTTTTTTGATATGGACGCCGGCTGGTGGGACGTTGCGCCGCGCCACGGCAAGCGCGTGCTGCGCAAGAAGGATGCGGCGCCGGCGCCAGCACCGGATCCGCTGATCGGCCAGGCGGCGGCGCAGAATGTCGAACTCGGTCGCGAGCAGCTGGCGCTGGCGCGCGACCAGTACAGCGACAACAAGGCCCGCCAGGACGAATACGACAAGCTGACCGGCAAGGTGGCGCAGTCGGCGCTGGACTCGCAGGATATGGCCAACAAGTGGGCGCAGCAGGACCGCGACATCCAGGCCGGCTACCGCACCAAGTACGATGGCTGGGCCGACGAGGATCGCCAACTCGGACGCGACACCAAGGCGCTGGACGACAAGCTGGCGAACCAGGCGCTGGCCAGTGGCGATGCGTACGAAAGCAAGTTCCAGAACATCGGCCAGCAGGCGCTGGACGCCAGCAAGAAATACGAAGCCCAGTTCAACCAGACCGCCGCGCAGCAGAATGGCCTGGCCGCCTCGCAGATCGGGCGCTACCAGAACACGTTCGCCCCGGTGGAGAACAAGGTTGCATCGGATGCGATGAACTGGGACAGCGCCGGGCGCCAGGAGTCGATGGCGGCGGAAGCCAAGGCCGATGCGGTTGCCGCTGGCAGCCAGGCGAAGGACGCCGCGTCCCGCTCGATGATGGCGATGGGCGTCAACCCGAACAGCGGACGCTTCGCCGCGACCGACCAGGTCAACGCCACGGCGCTGGCGCTGGCGGGGGCCGGGGCGCAGAACACGGCGCGCAACAACGTGCGCATGCAGGGCGTGCAGCTGCGCCAGCAGGCCGCGCAGCTCGGCCAGCAGGTACTGAGCAGCGGCCAGCAGGCCACGTCGCTGGGCATGCAGGCGACCGGCGCCGCGCAGGCGGCCGGACTGGCGGGCACGTCGGCGGCGCTGCAGGCGACTGGCGCCGCGCAAACGGCGAAATCCACCGGCGTGTCCACCGCCATGCAGGCGCAGAACCAGGGGCTGGCGGCGGCGGGCATCGGCAACACCACGGCGTCCCTCGGCCTGTCGAACCAGGGCGGCGGCTATGCTGGCCTGGGCACCGGCCTGTCGGCGGGCAGCGCGGCCACCGGCGCGATCGGCGCTGCCAATGCCAACAATTTCAACACGAATAACGCCATGATGAACGGCTTCGCCGGCGCGGTGAACGCCAACGCCAGCGGCGCCGGCATCGCCAATTCGCTGTATGGCAACCAACTGAACGCCTGGGGCCAGCAGCAGCAAGCGAATGCCCAGCAGGCTGGCGGCCTTATGTCCGGCATCGGTTCGCTGGTGGGAACCGGCGCGTCCATGTACATGCTATGACCCATCTCGACGACATTTTCGACCGCCATGAGCGAATCGCCCTGCAACTGTCGGGCGGCAAGGATTCTCTGGCGGTCGTGGCGTTGCTGCGCCCATACTGGCCGCGCTTGGTAGTCTATTGGCTCAACACCGGCGATGCCTTCCCTGAAACCATCGAGGCCGTCACCCGCGTGCGCGCCGAGGCGCCGAACTTCGTCGAGATCGATGGCCGCCAGCGCCAGGTCGTGGCGCAGTTCGGCATCCCGTCCGACATCGTGCCGGCCAGCCACACCTATGACGGCCTGATGGTAAGCGGCAAGCAGGGGCCATTGATCCAGGACCGCTACAGCTGCTGTGTGCGCACCATCATGCGGCCGATGGCCGAGCGGATGCAGAGGGATGGCATCACGCTGGTCATCCGTGGGCAGCGTGCGGACGACAAGCTGAAGGCGCCGATCCGCTCCGGTCATGTGGAGAATGGCATCGAGTACCTGTTCCCGATCGAGGACTGGACGGCGGATGACGTGCTGACCTACCTGCGGGAGCAGGGAATTCCCGTCCCGCGCTTCTATACCATGTTGAATCACGCCCCCGACTGCATGACCTGTTCGGGCTGGTGGGAAGAAGGCGCGGCGAAGTACCTGAAGGCACACCATCCGGCGCAACACGCCATCGTCCAGCAGCGACTGGATGCCATCAACACGGCGGTGAGCGAACACATCGCCGCTTTCAATATCGAGGTGAACACATGAGCAGCTTTGGCGCAGGACTGGCGGGCTTCGCCAACGGAATGAACAGCGGGCTGCTGACCGGGCAACGCCTGGCCGAGATGTACGAACAGAAGCAAATCGCGGATGTGCGCGCGCAAGGGCTGGCCGAAGCCAGGGCCGCGCAGGCAGCGGCGGCGCCGAAGATCCAGGATCTGGGCGACGAGCAGAACCTGACCAGCAACCCGCAGATGAGCCGCGACCCGAACGCGCAGCCGGAAGCCGTGAACACGAGCCTGCAGCAGTTCCAGAACAACGCGCAGGCGCAGCAGGATGGCGGGCCGGGTTCCATGCCGGTGGCGCCGCCGCAGGCGCAGGACACGAACACCCTGTCCGACAAGCCCCTTGCCAGCGCCGCGCCCGGCGCCGCGCCGAGCGATCCGGACGCCGCCCCGGCCTTCGCCAACGGCCTGCCGCAGACCCCGCGCAAGCGCTTCAACGTCGACGGCCAGGAGTTCGACACGCAAGAGGAAGCGGCGGCCCACGTCAAGAAGTCCACCCCGGCGCTGCATACCTTCTTCAAGGACACCCTGATCCCGAAGATGACGGACGCCCTGATCGCGCAGGGCAAGCCGGAGCAGGCGGCGGCCTGGCAGAAGTACGCCGACGAGGACCAGACCCGCACCAACATGGCGACCTGGGGAAAGGCGATCCGGCTGGCGCAGTTCGGCGACCACGCCGGCGCCGCCGAGGAACTTTTCAAACTGCATCCGCACTTCGATGACGGCTATGAAGTCGTCAGCTCGGAACCGACCAAGGGGCCGAACGGCGCCGATGGTTTTACCATGATCGTCAAGGGTCCGGACGGCAAGGAAGAAAAGATGTACCAGGACGCCCAGACCATCACGGAAATTGGCCTGTCCCAGCTGTCGCCCATCGAGATGTTCAACAAACGCTTCGCGCGCCAGACGCAGGCCGATGTCCTGAAGGCGAAGGAAGCGATCGACCTGCGCAACGATACGCGCACGGCTGATCGACAATCCGCCAACCAGACCGCCCGCGACAAGGCGGCCAAGGAGCGCCAGGATGCTGAGGACAAGGCCAAGGAAGCCCGTGCCAAGGCAGCGCAGGAAGCACGGCTGACGCAGGCCCGCGAAGGCTGGGCGGCAGCGGCCAAGCGCGATGCGGAGAAGATCGCTTCGCAGGGCCAGTTCCGCAAGGCGGTATCGCCAGAGGAACGCGAGGCCATCATCGTCACCAGCCTGTCGCATGACCCGATGTTCGGGATGCTGTCGCAGGAGGAAAAGCGGCAGCGGGTCAAGGACACGATGGACCTGATCCCGAAGCCGAAAACTGCCGCGCCGCCCACGCCGAACCCCGGCCTCGACCCGCGCCAGCAGGGCGTCCAGACCGAAGTGGCACCGCCCGGCAAGCGCGCCGTGCAAGTCTGGGATGCGGCAAGCAATAGCATGAGAACCGTGTACAGATAAGCATCATCCTCGCGCTATTGGTTTATGGCAATCTCGCGTAGAATTGCCGGAAATCAATCAAGCGCGAGGCTCCCGGTGCCCAACCCGAATTCGTTCCTTCAGTCCCCCTTCCAAACCCTGATCGACGAGCAGCCCAAGCCGCTGCCCGGCAGCGAAGCGGTGAAGGAGATCGACGCGCCGGACCTGAGCGCGGCGCCGGCGGATGCCCCGGCAGCGCCAGCGCCAACCCCGCGCGCGCCCGCCAATCCCCAATCCCTGCTGCCGCCAGCCGAACTGCGCCCGATGTTCGAAGGCGTGGCCGCGCACTTCAAGGTGCCGGTGAACATCCTGATGGCGGTGGCGCAGCAGGAGTCGAGCTACAACCCGGAGGCGGTGAACAAGGAAACCGGCGCCGCCGGCATCGGCCAGTACATCGACGCCACTGCGAAATCCCTGCGCATCAATCCGAAAGACCCGAACGAAGCCGTGCCGGCCATCGCCCAGCAGCTGCGCGAGCGCCTGGACAAGGGCTATTCGTTGGAAGACGCGGTCAAGGAGCACTTCGCCGGCCCGGATCGCAAGAAGTGGGGCGAGAAGACCGCCGCCTACGGCCAGGAAGTGCTGGGCAAGGCCGGCATCATCGGCCAGGAGTTGTATGGCGATGCGCCGGATGCATCACCGGAAGCGCCCGCCGCGCCGCAGCCGAAGGTAGACAAGCCGGTCGATCTGTCGACGCTGCCGATCACGCCGGAATACATGTCCGCACTGCGTGCACAGTGGGATGGCGCCACGCCGGAGCAGCGCCAGCAGCTGGCGCAGCGCAAGGATTACATGGGCGTGGTGGCGCGCGAAATGAACCGCAAGCAGCCGGCCGCCGCGCCGGAAGCCGGGCCGCTGTCGATCCTGGCGCCGCTGAACCAGAACCAGCAGCAGAAGGTACAGGCTACGCTGGGCACCGAGGCACTGGACCGGGGCGACCCGAGGGCCGAGGCGCGCGCCCGCAGGCTGGTGCGTGACGGCATGAACGGCGCCGACGCCATCAGTGTGGCGCGCGATGCCGCTCGGCGCGGCGTCATGCCGGGGCAAGAGGCCGGCGCGGGCCAGAATGTCGAGGCGGGCACGTTCGACTTCGACACCAAGCACAAATTCGAAAGCGACCCGGTCTACTCCAATCCGGTCATGCGCGCCGCCGTCAAGGGGTACGAAGGCTACAAGCAGGGCGTGCTGGGCATCAACCAGTTTGCCGGCGAACTGCTGGGCGCTGACGTGTCCGGCCAGAAGGCGCTGGCCGATGAATCGCGCCGTACCACGGAAGCGATCGGCGACCCGCATTCCTACGGCCAGAAGATGTTCGAAGGCGCTGTGTCGTCCATCGCGCAACAGCTGCCAGCCCTGATCGGCGGCGCTGCGACTGGCTCGGAAGTGCTGCCGCTGGCGTCGATGTTCATGCAGTCGTTCGGACAGGAATACGGCGAAGGCCGCGCCAAGGGGCAGGACCAGCAGCAGGCCACCGCCCGCGCGGCGCTGTACGGCACCTTCGAAGTGATCGGCGAGAAATTCGGTCTGGGCGACAAGCTCAAGGGATTGCGCGGCGCCGTCACCGGCGCGAGCACCGAGGATGTGGCCGCCAGCATGGCGAAAGCACTGCTGAAGGAGATCCCCGGAGAGGAACTGACGACGCTGGGGCAGTTCGGCACCGACAAGCTGGGCGGCGGCGTCGGCCTGAACACCGAGGCCGGACTGGCAGACTACCTGCAGCAAGCCGCTGACACGGCGGTCCAGACCATCGTGCAGGGCGGCATCATGGGCAGTGGTGCCACTGGCGTGTCGCATGTCGCCAACCGGATTGCCAACACCCCGGAGCGCCAGATGGCGCGCGCTATCCAGCAGCAGGTCGACGGAGGCCAGTTCGCCACGCCGGCCGACGCCGTGGCGCGCGCCGCACTCGACCCGAACCAGGGCGTTGATCCGGCCAGCACCCGCATGCCGGTCGAGCCTTCAGGCCCAGCCCTCGCGCCACAAGAAAGCCAGCAAAATCAAGTAGTTGAAGGCGCTGCCACGCCGAATAACGCCGCTCCTGGCCCAGTCTTCCAAGCTGACGACGAAGGTTTCACCGGCCAGATCCTGGGCGATGACGGTCAGGTGCACACGATCGACAGCCGCACCGGCGTGACCATGGCGGACGAACCCGCCGCCCCCGCTGGCCCGCTGGAAGCCGCGCTGCAGGCCGCCGCCGAGCAGCACGCGGCAGACCCCGCACCGGCGCCGGTCATGTCAGCGCCAGAGCCGGCCGCGCCGGACTACACCGCCATGCCGCTGGAAGACCTGAAGGCCCGCCTCAAGCAAGTGGCCGGCAGCGAACAGAGCACGCCGGAGCAGCGCCTGGCCGTGCGCGCCGAGCGCCAGACCATCGAAAAGGAAATGGCGGCGCGCGCCAAGCAGGCGGTGGCCGATTCGAAGCCAGCAGAGGAAGCGCTGGTTCCCGGCCCGTTCGAAGATATGAAGCAAGCCAACGCCATGATGCTGCGCTATGCCGAGAAGACCGGCCAGCCGCACGAGGTCGTGGGCACCGCCGGCCACTTCGTCATTCAGCCCGTAGGAGGCAAACCGTATGGAATCGATTCTGCTGGAGCTGGACGAGGATCTGATGGACATGGACGAGGCGGCGAACCTGCTGCTGGAATGGGGCGTAGTGACGGAGCGCCAACTGGAGAAGCTGGACGAGGAACTGACGGAGCAGGCCGAGCAGGAAAATCCGGAGTTGACGCCGGCATCGTGCCTGACGCTGGCGCTGATCGAACTGGTGCAGATGGCGCCGGCCACGCCGATCCGGCAGTAAGCACCGACCACAAGGCCAATCCGTACCACGCCTACGCCTTCCCGGACGCTGCGCGCGCCGAGGCGTTCATGGACAAGAAGGCCGTGGACCGCGAGAAGTTCGAAGCGGTGCAGACCGGCCCGGTGCGCTGGCAGGTCAAGCCGCGCGCAGCGCAAGCACAAACCACTGTTGAATCGAAGGAGCAAACCGCCGATGTGCCCCAACGCCAGGAAGTTCCAGAAGAAGCGCCGACTGCGCGCGGAGAGGAAGCAGCGCCAGAAGCCGCAGCCGAAACCGGAGCAGCAGGAGCGCGCGCCGACTCGCGCAGCAGCATCCAGCGCGAGATGGAAGAACCTACCAGCTGGGTAATCCGCAACAAGGAAACCGGCGAGACGATCATGGAAACCCGCGACCCGAAAAAGGTCGCGGCGCTGAATACGGCAAAATATGAAGCCGTGCCCACCCTTCAGCACCTGCAAGAATTGAACGATTCGAACTCAAAAGCCCGTCGCGCAGAGCCAACGCCAGCGGCAAAGGAAGCGCCTGCCAAGCCCAAGCGCAAGGTAAGCCAGCGCGAACTGACCAACGCCAAACAGGAAGAAGTCGTCAAGGCAGCAGCCGAGAAGCTGGCAGCGCGCAAGGCTGAGAAGGAAGCAGCACAGCCGGCCGCCGAGCCGGAGAAGCCGAAGACCCGCGACACGCGCAACACTGGCGTGCGCTTCCATGGCACTTCGCGCCCCCTGCCCGACGCCGGCCCGAACAATGAATATGCGATGAGCGGCGACAACCGCAATATCTACGGGCAAGGCTTCTATACCACTGACGCAGCGGATATTTCCGAAGGCTACATGCGCAAGGGGCGTGGCGGCAGCCCGACCCTGTACGAGATCAAGGAGCGCGGCGAGCCGAAGCTCTACGACATGGAGCAGCCGATGACGCCCGAGGTGCGCGCGATGGCCGAGCGCGTCATGGGCGACGAGTTCCCTGAGCAGGACATCGACGGCAAGCCGATCAACACCTTGCGCGAGCTGTTCGACGAATACCGCGATGAGTCAAAAAGCAACGGCCTGACCCGTGACGAGGTGCAGGAAGTATTCGACGCCATCCGCTACAACCTGGAGCAGGACGGCTACCACGGCTACCGCCACATTGGCGGGCTGAAGACAGATAAAGCGCCGCATGACGTGCGCATTTATTGGACCCCGGAAGATCACCTGAGCGTTGAGAAATCCGACTTGTCCAAGTACCAGGGTGAAGAACAGCCACAGCCGGCGGTGGTAGAACAAGCGCCGGCACCAACAGAAGCGGCAGAGGTCGAGCACAACGGCACGCGCATCTATCGCCTGAAGATGAAGCAGGGCGATGAAGTGGTCCAGCGGTGGGCGGTCGAGACGCCCGAGAACCGTGAGCGCCGCGCAAACGGCCAGCGCGCCATCGGCGGTGATTCGATCCACGAAGACCTCGACGCGGCCAAGAAGGCGGCAGACTTGGAGCGCAAGCAGGAAGAACAGGCGAAGGCGCGCGAACACGAAGCGGCAGAGGCGAAAGCCGCCGCCGACCGCGATGAGGCCGAGCGCAAAGCCGATACGTACGGCGGCTTCCTGACCGGCAAAGCGCCGAACCAGCAAGAACTGGCGCGCAAGGCGCTGGCGAAACAGTACCGCTTCGACGGTCAGGTGATGACGGTGCGCGAGCGCGTCGATTCGCTGCATGCTGCCGGCGATCTGGAAGTGTCGACCATCGAGGATCCGAAGATCAAGCCGTTGAGCCGCGCCGCGTTCAACCGCGCCAGTCAGCGCGAGCAGGATGCACATGAAAAGAAGATGCGCGAGGCCGGCACCAAGACCACGTATCTGGTCAACGGCTCCGAACTTGGCAAAACCGCCTACGACTACGCCAGCCACCTGTTAAGCAAGAAAGCCGCACCGAAAGCCGAGAAGCCCGCCGAGGAATCGGAAGGTGTCCGCTATTCCAGCGCCAAGTTCAGCGAAGACAATCGCCTGAGCAACTTGTCACCGACTGGGGCAAGCTGGGAGCGCATCCGTGAGGCCAATCCTGAACTGCGAAGCGTCACCAGCATGGATCAAGAGGTGACGGTCTATCGTGCAACCATCGGCGACAGCATCCGGCCTGACGACTACGTGGCACTGAACAAGAAGACTCTGGCCGCCGAACTGCGCAACGTGCGTGCGCGCGACAAGTCCGCAAACATCATCAGCGCCAAGGTCCGCGTGCGCGACCTGCTGATGGCGAATGACGCGACGGAGTTTGTCTATTACCCAGACGCTCCGAAGTATTCAACCGCGCACCCGATGGCAGCCGATTCCCTTGCCTCGGTCGATCCGCTGATCCAGTCGCTGGCCGATGCCGGCGTGGTGGTGCTGCACGACGATGCCAGCACACTACCGGGCGGCCGCGCGCCGCTGGGCGTGCAGGCGCTGACGGAGAAGGACGGCACGATCCACCTGGTCGCATCCTCGCTGACGGACGCCAACGCCCGCGCCGTGCTGCTGCACGAAACATTCCACAGCGGCGGCCAGAACCTGGTCGGCAGCAAGGTCTGGGGCGACCTGATGCAGCGCCTGGGTTCGCTGTACCGCCAGGGCGAAGCGACCAGCGGCGCCGCGCGTGCGTTCTGGGACAAGGCGCGCGCCCGCGTCGAAACCGCGAAGGCCAAGGGTGCCGTGGCCGCCGGCATGGAGCACGAGGAATTCGGCGCGTATGCAATCGAGGAATACGCATCCGCCCCGGCTACCGTCCGCAAGTGGGTCGATGATCTGGTGGGCGCGGTGAAAGCGTGGGCGCTGCGCCGCTTCGGCCGCCAGCTCGGCCAGGTGACGCCGGCACAGCTTTCCAGCCTGGCGAAAGCCGCGCTGCTGGATGTGGCGAACACCCGCGCGCAAGAAGCCTACAGCGTGGACGGCACGTCGAGCGCCACAACCGAGTTCGCGGACCAGATGCGCGCCAAGTATCCCGGCCTGCGCCTTGACCTGATGGACATGCGCAACGGCGCACTGCACCTGTCGCGCGTGGTAGTGCCGATGGACCAGCGCGAACAGGGCACCGGCACCGCCTTCATGAATGACCTGATTCGGTTCGCGGACGAGCAGGGGCGCCGCATCACGCTCACGCCTTCGTCGGACTTCGGCGGCAACAAGGCGCGGCTGTCGAAGTTCTACAAGCGCTTCGGCTTCGTCGAAAACAAGGGGCGCAACAAGGACTTCTCGACCATGGAGTCCATGTATCGAGATCCGCAAGGAGATGCCGCGCCACGCTATTCGGTGGCCGCGCCAGCGCAGGCAGCCCAGCGCACCCTGACCCCGGAAGAACAGGGCATCTTGCGCCGCGTGCAGGGCCAGGTCCAGGACAACCTGAACCGCGTCAAGCAGGTGCAGGAGAAGATTGCCAAGATCACCGGCACGCCGGTCGCCGGCGGTGCGGACTACTACGGTGCCGAAACCAACCGCCCCGGCCGCATCGCTTCGCGCAAGGAAGACGGGCGCAATAAACTGTTCGAACCGATGCTGCGCCGCCTGGCGGACGCCGGCTACACCCCGGACCAGCTGGAAGAACTGCTGCATGCCCAGCACGCCGAAGAACGCAACGAGGCGGTGGCAAAGATCAACCCGGAATTCGCCGATGGCGGGTCGGGCATGAAGACGGCCGAAGCGCACCGGATCATGGCGCGCTACCAGAACGAACCCAAGCTGCTGGCGATCGCGGACGAGGCGCGCCAGATCGCCCGCGAGACGCTGGACATGAAAAAGGCGTACGGCCTGATTACGGATGCGCAGCATGATTCGTTGTCGATCGCCTACGACAACTATGTCCCGCTGAAGGGCGACGGCGAGTATGGCCCGAAGGTCAAGCGCGCCATGGGTCACGGCGACCGCGAGGAACACATTCTGGAGAACATCGCCCGCGACTTCGAACAGGCGATCGTCGTCGGCGAGAAAAACCTGGCGCGCCAGTCGCTTGTCCAGATGATCCTGCAGTACCCGGACGACAGCCTATGGACGGCGCGCGTGCCGCCGAAAGGCCGGTATGTCGCCGGCACCGTGTTCGAAATCTCCCTGGTTGGCACCCGCAACGTCGAAGCGTCCTTCACCAGCCAGGCGCAGGTGGCGGCGTGGCTGGAAGCGAAGGGCGCCGCTGCGGCCGGCTACGAAGTGAACACGTCCGGCGGCGAGCGCGTGGTGGAGTTCACCAAGCCGCTGCAAGACAACGAAGTGATGGTCTACGTGAAGGGTTCGCCGGTGCGCCTGCAGATCCAGGACGAAGCGCTGGCGCGCCAGCTCCGGCCGCTGCGCATGGAGCAGATGGGCGTCCTGCTGGCCCAGACGCGCAAGATGATCCGCTGGATGTCGATCGCCTACACCGGCTACAACCCGTACTTCATCCCGAGGAACGCCGTGCGCGACCTTATGACCGGATCCATCAACATGGCCGGCAACCACGGCGTGGCCACCATGGCCAAGGCGTGGATCAAGTACCCGGCCGCGTGGGGCACCATGTTCAAGTTCGCCGCTTTCGATTCCGCCGGCAATGGCAAGATGGGCCAGTATCTGAAGGAATACCGCTCGATGGGCGGCAAGACCGGCGCTTCCTACATGAGCGACCTGGACGAACAGGGGAAGACGCTGCAGCGCATGTTCGACGACGCCAAGGGCGCGATCGCCTACGCGCAGGAAGGCAAGGTCGGCAAGGCCGCCCTGATCGCCGGCCGCAAGGCGGTGATGGTCCTGGCGCACACGGTCGAGGTGCTGAACCAGGCATTCGAGAATGCGCTGCGCCTGGCGCTGTTCGCCCAGCTGCGCGAGGAAGGCGCGAAGCCGGCGGCGGCGGCGCAGGCGGCCAAGAACGTCACGGTGAACTTCGACCGCAAGGGCGCATCGACCAACGTGCTGGGCGCCATGTACCTGTTCCTGAACCCGGCCATCCAGGGCACGGCCAACATGACCAAGACCCTGGCCAAGGGCGAACATAAATTCCAGGCATGGGGGCTGATCGCGGGCGTGATCGGCGCCGGCGTGTTCGCGGCGCTGCACGGCATGGACGACGACAAGGATCGCTGGCTGGGCGAGAAGTGGGAGACGCGCACCAAGAATTTCCGCATGCGGGTCGGTAGCAGCACGATCACCGTGCCGGTGTCGCAAGAGTATGCGCCGTTCTACGCCGCCGGCGTGGCGATCGGCGAGATGAAGCGCGGCCAGTCCGGCGCACGCGCGGCCGTGAACCTGCTGTCGTCCTTCCTCGACGCCTACTACCCGATGCAGGGCGCGTTCCAGCCGGACAGCGACAATCCGGCCGCCGACTTCCTGCTGGCCCACGTTCCCACGGTCGCCAAGCTGCCGGTGCAGGTGGCGATGAACCGCAACAGCTTCGGCAACAAGATCGTGCCGGAGACTGAGAACACGAAGAACCGGCCCGACAACCTCAAGATGGCGCGCCGCACGAAGAACGGCGTGTTCGACAAGGTGGCGCAGGGGATTGCCGGCGCTGGCGAGGCGATCGGCTACGGCGACAAGTACGAGAACGACCTGAGCAAGGTGTCGCCCGAGACGCTGCGCCTGGTGTGGCAGACCTACACCGGCGGCCTGGGGCGATTCATCACGGATACGGGTAGCCTGGCCGGCTTGATGCTGGACGACCCGAGCCAGGTCGAGAAGGTCGACATCCCGTTTGCCACCGACTTTTATAAGCCGGACAACATGAACCCGATCCGCGCCCGGTATTTCGACCTGGCGCGCGAGGCAGGCAAGGCCATCGACCAGTTCGAAGCGGCGAAGAAGCAGCGCGATGCGGACGAGGCGAAGCACATCCTGGCCGATCCGGACAAGAAGGCCGCCATCAGCTTGGCCAAGATGCTGGCGTCCACCAACAAGGTGGAAGGCCAGTTTGCCGACCGGGCCGTGGAAATCAATGCGGATAAAACCCTGACGCCGGCGCAGAAGCGCGCCCAGCTGAAGGCCATCGAGGACCAGCAGGAGAACATTTACAGGAAAGCCATCGGCGCGTTCAAAAAGTGAAAAGTCAATGCCGCAAAGCAAAAAGTTGTTTTGCGGCACTTGCTTTGAGGATAGAATTGCGGCATTAACCTACATGCACACAGGGCCGCGTCCGATGCCAAAAGCACAAATTATCGACCAAGGCGCGAGCCTGTTCGAAACAACCGGCCTGCGTGCCACGATTGAAGCTGCTGCCAGCAGCCCGAAGGTGGCCGCAGCAGTCGCCACCGGCACCGCCAGCATGGGGGCGATGGCGAAGCTGGAGCTGCTGCAAAGCGCCATCGGCACCGCGTCCCTGCTGGTGGGCTTCATGACTGGCTGCGTGGTGCTGACGGTGCAGACTATCAAGCTGGTGCGGGTCTGGCGCTCCTGGACCCCGAACAAGCCGGACGCGAAGGAATAAACCGTGTCCCCGCTGCGCCTGCTGAACCTCGCCATCATCCCCGCCCTGGCCGAACTGTCGACCTGCGGCATCCCAGACTCCCCCGACGCCCGCCGCTTCCTGCTGGCCATCGCTCTGCAGGAATCCGGCCTTGCGCACCGGCGCCAGATGTCCGGCGGCACCGAATCCGGCCCGGCGGCCTCGTTCTGGCAGTTCGAAGCCGGCGGCGGCTGCAAGGGCGTGCTGACCCATCCCGCCGCCGCGACGAAGATGCGCGCCTTCTGCGATGTCTTCAACGTCGACCAGACCCCCGCCGGCCTGTGGGAAGCCATGCGCTACCACGACATCATCGCCGCCATCGCCGCGCGCCTGCTGATCTATACCCTGCCGTCGAAGCTGCCGGCCACCGCCGACGAGGGCTGGAAGCAGTACCTGTCCGCCTGGCGTCCCGGCCGCCCGCGTCCTGAAACCTGGCAGGCCAACTGGGATCTCGCATCCCTCACTGTAGGAGCGAAATGATGTGGGAAAGACTGATCCCTGGCCTGCTCGGCCTGCTCGACCGCGTTCTGCCTGATCCGAAGGCTGCCGCCGATGCGAAGCTCAAGATGCTGGAGATGGCGCAGGCCGGCGCGCTGGAGCAACTGCATGCCGATGTCCAACTGGCGCAAGGCCAGATCGACGTGAACAAGGTGGAAGCGGCGAATCCGTCGCTGTTCGTCTCCGGCTGGCGGCCGTTTGTCGGCTGGACCTGCGGCGCTGCCTTCGCTTTTAAATTCATCGGCGGGCCGGCCGTCTTCGTGATCGCGCAGTGGATCGGCCACCCGATCACCCTGCCCGTCTTCGACTTCACCGAAATGTCCACCATCCTGATGGGGATGCTCGGCCTGGGCGCCATGCGCTCGGTGGAGAAAATCAAGGGCGCCGCATGAAATACGCCCATCCCGACGTGCTGGACAACGGCCCCGCCTTCATCCGCAACAACGCGACCCGCGTGCTGCTGGTGCCGTCGTTCCACTATGCGATGGCGTATGCCGAGGTACTGGCCGCCGCCGTGCTGTCCGCCGCCGTCTCGCCGGCCGACTTCACCCTGTCCGATGCCGGCACCGGGCGCCAGCTGGTATTCGCCGGCCTGACGGCGAACGCCAGCGCCAGCATGGTATCCAGCACCTCGCAAGTCGTTTTCACCGATGGCACCAGCCGCATCCTGTGGGTCGACGACCAGACCAAGGTGCAGGCGATCGCCGCCGGCCAGCCGTACAAGCTGCCGCAACTGATCTATACCGTCCCGCAACCCGTCCAGAGATAAGCATGACCCTGCGCGTCAATCCGGAATTCGCCACGCTTCTGAGGGCCGCCGCCACGACCAACATCGCCTGGTCGAACGCCTTCAAGGCTGCGCTGGGAAGCAGCCGGCGCGTTATCTGCAAGCGCCACGCCAACGCCAGCACGCCGCAGGAGAACGTCTACGATACCGGCGTCAAATTCCGCGATGCGGCGCTGACCGGCGACATGACGGTCAAGGGCGGCATCGTCACCGGCTACGGCTTCACGTCGAATCTGACCACCGCGCTGGCGGCCGACCTGAATTCCGGCATTTCGATCCTGCGCATCGAGGGCAACGGCAACTGGATCGAGGGCACGCTGGGCCTGGTCGGCTCCAATGCCGATTTCGTGCTCCCGGCCAATCCGACCGCCACCAACAGCATCGCGGTGTCGCCGAACCTGCGCATCAGCCCGCCGCCGTTCCTGCCTTCCGGCACCGGATACGCGCCGCCGGCGCTGGATTCCGATGCGCCAGCCTATGTCATCGTCGACAACTACACCGACCCGGCCAACGTGGTGCCGGTCAAGCGCATCGATTTTAACAAGCGCGTCAAGAACTGGACGTTTGAGGATGCCGAATACGCCGCCAACGTCGGCGACGTGCGCGTGATGCAGTCGACTGATTCCGTGGTCTATGGCGACATGGAGATCGGCTTTACCCTGCTGTCGGTCGACCCGCAGGTCGGCACCGTGAACGGCAAGGTGAAGCACCAGATCCTTGGCGCCTACATGCCGACGGCGGCGAACTGGCCGAACTACCCGCGCCCGAACGGTGCCACCGGCGGCGGCTACCGGCAGGGCACGCGCAATATCAATGGCCTGAGCCTGGCCTACGGCATCAGCAATACCTTCCCCGGCCCGCACAAGATCCGCATTTTCGCGGCAAACGACCGGCTGCTTGGCACCATCGACATGCCGCGCGACGGCTTGCCGATCAACAGCCCGGAGCTGTCGGAAGTGCCGACCACAACGAAACCGTTGCGCCCGCACATGCACTGCGCGGCGATGGTGTTCTGGGAATCGCACCCGTCGAAGCTCAACAGCTATGCCAAGAAGTATTTCAGCGGCATCGCCCCCGAATTCATGCGCCCCAGCCAGATGAAGCAGCAGGCCAATGCCAACGCTGTCTATCCGATGTACGGCTTCCAGCAGGGCGATGGCTTTGGCCAGTGGTATGCCGTCTCGAAATGGTGCTCCCCCGCGAACGCCAGCGCCACGGCGGCGGCGGCCGGCACGCTCGACCCGTACCTGTACACCACCGGCAACGGGTTCAGCACGCCCGTCTGGGCAAACTGGTACGGCGCGCAGGCGGGCGACTTCGGCACCGCCGCCAACGCCATCCAGCACATCATGCAGTACGGCTATGAGCCTGGGTCGTTCTCTTGCCATGACCTGTTTTCCGGGCCTGGTGGCTACCGGGTCGACCGCGCCATCATCCCGGACCCGATCGCCATCCACATGACCGATCCGGCCTGGGTGCATCTGCACGATGGCGCATCGATCACCGCGATGGTGGCCGAGTGGAACAAGGCGTATTTCAACCATGCGATCCACCACTTCACCGATGTGAAAACCTTCGCCGGCCTGCCAGTGCAGGAGGTGATGGATGGCAAATGGGCGAATTACCAGCAATACTACGGCGGCAGCATCTACACCGACATCAACCACGCGGTGGCGAAATTTGTCTGGGGTGCTGGCGGCACGGAATTCCCTGACCGTCCGCACTATGGCGCCTTCACCGATGCCAGTTACCGCATGCCGTGGAATGGATTCTCGGTCGACTTCCTGCACAACTACACATCGCCGGGCTGGGCCGCGCTGCTGTACAACAGCCCGGCGCATGCCGTCAGCCAGAAATTCCGGTACTTCGAACACATCCAATGCATGGCGCTGCGTACCCGCGCCGACTCGACATGGCAGGAATTCGGCTTGCGCAGCCATGCCTGGATCCTGTTCCAGGAATCGATGATGTGGAAACTGGCCAGCGACCACCCGCTGGGCGTGTCGCGGGCGCAGGTCGAACGCCGGATCGAAGACTGCCTGATCGGACTGTACAACAACATCACGGTGCCGGTCTTCGTCAATAACGACCAGTCGATGCGATCGCGCGGCATTCGCAACCTTGGCCTGTGGGTGGAATGGCAGGTGAGCTACGGGACGAGCTGGTATGCGCGTTCTTTCACCCTGCACTATTACATGGCCCATGCGCTGGTCGTATGGCGCCAGTTCGGCCTCATGAAGGTCATGATGGCGCGTTCGGAAGCCTGCCGGCAGGCGATCCTGACCATCATCAAGCTCCTCGACAAGGGCGCCATCGACTACTACCTGGACACCGATGGCTGCTACAGCGGCTCGGTGTACGGCGCCAGCATCAACCTGTGGGTGGGCGACCGCACGATCCATGATGAGAGCGTCGAGATCGCCAGTTCCTGGGCCGACTGGGTGTCGCGCGTGAACCCGAAGGCCAGTCCGCAGGAGGATCTGGTGCACAACGCGGACGGCACGCTGCGCGGCACCAACAACACCAAGGGGCTTGATATTGGCGAATGGAGCCGGCTGCAGTGGCCGTTCATCCGGCGCGACTATTTCGCCGACATCCCCTGTGACCGCGACGTGAACGCCTGCTGCACCAAGATCAACGGCTGGCTGCAGGTCTATACCGACCGCGTGAACGCCCTAGTTGCCAGCAATGCCTCGAAGCGCTCGATCGCGGGTGCGGAGCCGGCCGTGCACCCGGCACTTGGCCGCCTGCTGCCGCCCCCTACCCTGGAGCCGATCTGATGGCCGTCCTGCGCAGCGAACGCACCTATCCCCTGGCGCTCAAGTCGGCCGTCCAGTACGCCTTGAACAATGGGCTGACAGCCGCCTACGACTGGCAGGGCGACCCGAGCAACGCCTATGCCGGCGGTGACGGCGTCCCGCATGCCGGCAGCAAGGCATTCAACAAGCCAACGCCTGGCGCGGTGGTGGTGCAGGTGACGACGGACATCGCCGGCCGCGATCCCTCGGCTGGACGCACATCGACCAACACCTACAACGGCCCCAGCGCCGTGGACTACGGCATCGGGTCGAGCGACGGCAAGGGCGCGTTTACGATCCACAAGCGGATCCGCACACCGACCTCCGTGCTGCAGACCTACCCACCGCGCTACGCGCAGATTATTGCCGACAGCACCGGGGCGAAATGCGTGCTGTATATGTACGGCACCAGCGATGGCAAATTCTATTTTCGGTGGGAGATCGCCGGCACGCTGATTACCGGCGGCGATGTGCTGTTCGCGCCGGGCACGATGGTGGACTTGCACCTGACGCGACTGGGCGACGTGTTCAGCATGTACGTCAACGGCAAGCTGTCCGCCAGCCTCACCAAGAGCGGGGTGCTGGTATCGACCGCGCCATGGGGCGGCGGCCTGGGCAACACGATCAATGGCATCAGCGGCGCGCCGGCCGACAACCTGGTCCTGATCGATGACAATTACTGGAACCGGGCGCTGTCTGCCGGCGAAGTGTTCCAGCACCAGTCCGACCCATACGCGGGCTATGCCAATACGGCCGTCATCCCCAATGGCGTTACCGTCACCAACCCATTCCCCAATGCCATCGTCAGCAGCGAGGGATTTACGGTGGCCGGCTATTACGCCGGCAGCACGGTCCCGACCGGCATCGAATACCGCTTCAACGGGGGCGCCTGGGCCGCACTGTCGAACCAGTCGATCGGCGGCGGCGCGTTTTCCGGAACCACCGGGATCGTCCCGAGCGCCACCGGCCTGCTGGAGGTCCGGTTTGCCAACGCGCCAGCGATCACGAATTCGGCGGCCGGCGTCACCGCCAAGGTGCCGAATCCGACGATCACGCTGACCAGCCAGCCGCCGCTGGACGGGCAGTCGCAGTCGTTCGCGTTTTCCACGACGCGCGCCACCAGCGTGGCCGTCACCATGGCGGCCGTCGGGAATGGCGCCGTGACGCAAGGTCCAGTGTTGTTCGGCGTGGTGAATAATGCCGCATCCGGCACGATGGCTGGCATCCCGCCAGGCGATTACACCGTGTCGATCACGGCTACCGGGCCGGGGGGCACGGCCGCGATCAACGGCACGCCGATTTCGATCCTGGGCGTGGCCGGCGGCGGCGAACCGTCCACCGCGAACGCCGACACGCTACCACCGCCACCTCCACCACCCCCGCCATCGAGCGTGATTCAGCTGGAAAACAACCGCGCCACCGTGCAGCAGAACACCAGTTCTGGTGGGCAGGTGCAGCTGGCGACCCGCTTTCACAGCGCGCCGGCGCCGCGTGCGCGCACCGTCTTCGTTTGAGCGGGCGAGAATTAATGCACATTGGCAATCTTTCCTGAGATAATTAACGGCATCATTCGCACTGGGACCCAGCATGAACGCATTTGCCTACGACAGCTTCCTTGACGATGTTTTCAAGGGGAACATCCGGTCGAGCGACACCTATTACGTGATGCTGGTGTCGAGCGCCTACCCGCCCGACCAGGCGCAGCACACGAAGCGCGCCGACGTGACGGGGGAAATTGGCGGGGCCGGCTACACCCAGGGCGGACGCCAGGTCAATCCATCCTTCGCCAAGGACACCGGCAACCATGCCCTGCGGATCACCTTCCCGGCTGTGGTCTGGCCGAATTCATCGCTGACCGCACGCTACGCCGTGTACTACAAGCGCCGGGGCGGCAGCCCAAGTCTTGATGAACTGGTCGCCGTCGATGACTTTGGCGACAACATCACCACCGACGCCGGCACCTTCCTGAAGGGTGTCACCACCATCACCATCAACACGCCGGCATCGGCATAAGGAAAATCCCATGGCGAATCCGACTTACGCTGACCTGATTAAAGAGACGACGGCCACGACCGGCCCGGACGTGGTGCAACTGGGTGGCGCCATGCAGCCCTTCCGCACCTTCGCGCAGGGACACCAGCCTGGCGACCGGCTGTTTTATTGCATCCGCCACGCGACACTGCCGGAATTCGAAACCGGCCTGGGCACGCTGATCGATACCACGCACCTGTCGCGCGACATCATCTATACCAGTTCGAACGGCAACCAGATCGTGAATTTCAGCGCGGGCGCCAAGGATGTGTTCGAAGCCACGCCCGCCGCGCAAATGGCGCGCTGGGCGGCGCCGGACGCGCCCTATGTGACGACGGTCGCCAATGTCGCCACTTCGTCGATTGTGCTGGAAGAAAGCGGCGGCTTCAATCGCATCAAGATCGCCGATTTCCTGGCCTCGATTGGCCTGTCCGCCGCACAGCTTTCCGCCGCCGGCGCACTGTCCGGCACCGACATCGTGCCGATCACCCAGGACGGCAGCAACGAGGTGCGCACCACGCTCGATGCCGTCGCGTCCTATGTCGCCACGAAAATCGGTTCGGTCGACACCACGCCGCCCACCTTCCTGAGCGCGCAGGTGGCGAATGCCAGCCCGTCCGTCATCCAGATCACGATGAGCGAAGCGCTGGCCGCGACCCTGCCGCCCGCGTCCGCGTTCGCCGTCAGTGGCGGCAAGACCGTTTCCAGCGTGGCGATTTCCGGCGCGGTCATATCGCTGACCTGTAACGGCGCGTATGCGAACGGTGACGCGATCAACGTCATTTACACCAAGCCGTCCAGCGGCGCCATGCTGACCGACACGGCGGCCACGCCGAACCCGGCAGCATCCTTCGGCCCGATGAGTGTCACGAACAATATCGCGGCGGCGGGGGCCACGGCGCCGGGTGCGCCGACCATCGGCACGGCAGTGGCCGGCAATGGCTATGTCGACGTGGGCTTCACGGCCCCCGCATCGAATGGCGGATCGGCGATCATCGACTACACCGTCACCCTGTCCACCGGCCAGACCGCCACCGGCACCACCAGCCCGGTTCGCGTCACGGCCCCGAATGGCACTGCGGTCACGGCGACCGTCACGGCGCGCAACAGCGTCGGTTCGTCGGTCGCATCGGCGCCATCGAACAGCGTCACCCCGTCCGCGACCGTGCCGGGCGCTCCGACCATCGGCAGCGTCACGGCAGGCGACGGCCAGATCACCGTGGCGTTCAGCGCGCCTGCATCGAACGGCGGCGCGGCAATCAGCCTGTACACCGTGACCGTCTACAAGGCAAGCGACCTGAGCATCGTCACCACCGCCACCGGCAGCGCCAGCCCGATCGTTGTCAGCGGCCTGACCAATGGCGTGGCGGTGTATGCCAAAGTGGCCGCGACGAACTCGGCCGGAACGGGTTCGCAGTCGGCATCCTCGTCCACCATCACCCCGGCGGCTTCGGTGGCGCTGCAGGCGTATACGACGACGGGCTACGGTTCGCCGGCGAACAGCATCAAGACGGCCATCGATTCCACCGTGGCCGGCAGCTTCAGCTATAACGATTACCCGCCGGCCGGTCGCGGCTTCACGGGCGACAAGGTAGCGACCAACAACAATTCCTATTGGTATATCAAGAAGACTTCGGACAATTCGATCCCGCCGAAGGCTGTTTCCGGCTGGAGCAAGTCGAACACGCAAGCGCCGAGCATCATCACCAGCGCGCAGAACATTGCCAGCAACAACTCGATCAACGGCATGGTGCCGATGGGGTTCAATGTCGGCACCGGGAACTTCCTCGATAACGCCGTCCTTTGGGTCGCCAAGGGCGACACCACGCCGAGCTACTGGTGGACCCAGGCGCTCGACGCGAACAGCGTGCCAATCGGGAGCCCGGTCTGCGTGAACGCGGCCAACGGCCTGGTTGTGACGGGGTACAACTGACATGGGGCTGCGACTCTCCAAGCCCAACCGCATCCGCCTGCGCGGCGCCACCAGGCTGGGGCTGTCCTCTGGCATCGGCACGACCCAGGGCCAGCCGATCAACGGCACCCTGTCGGTCGTCGAGCCGCTGAACCAGCAGATTTACCAGCGCGTGGGCACCAGCAAGATCATCAATGTGGGCGGCTCCTTCACCGGGGGCGTGACACAGGTGCAGATGCGCTATGTCCCGGACGGCACCGCGATCACCAACACCAGCATCCCCTGGATCGATGTGCCCACCAACGTGGCGGCGCAGACCTTCGCCGGCTCTCTGAACGTCCAGCAGGGCGGCATGTACAACTGGCAGGCGCGCGACAAGGCGAACCCGAACATCACCTTCGCAGGAACCAGAAAATTCGGCGTCGGCATCATTTGCGTCTACTTCGGCCAGTCGAACACCGTCAACCATTTCACGACCGCCTTCGAATATCCCAGCGGCGCGAAGACGGCCATCCAGTTCACGGCCGGCGCCTATAAGCGCCTCGGCAACCTCGCCGATAGCTACCCGGCGAACACCCGCTGGCAGGGCAAGGTGGCCGGCGGCTACCCGAATGTCGTCAATGAAGGCGGCTCGGTCGCGGACGGTCCGGTCTATTTCGCCAACATGGTCGCGGCGGAAATGGGCATCCCGGTCTGCCTCATCAACTCGTCCAACGGCGGTTCGCCGATCAGCTATTGGCTCAGTGGCCAGCCGGGCTGGACGAATCTGGCCGCCGCAGTGAATGCGGCCGGCGGCGATGCCGAACTGGCGATCCTGTACCAAGCCGAATCGGACGCGCACACATCATCGGCCGCCTACATGCAGAGTTCCTGGTCTGCGGTCCAGAGCCAGTGGTATACGCTGACTGGACGGAGCGCCGCCACCATGAAGCTGGGCATGGTGTCGCTCGGGCCGGGCAATTTCAACGGTTCGCTTGAAGGCGAGTTCGGCGCGATGCGGGTCAACCAGGCAACATATTCGCGCACGACGAGCGGCTGGTTTTACGCGGCGGGCATCCATGACGGCGCCTCGGATCTTGATGGCCGGCATATCAACGGCGAGAGCCATGCGAAACTCGGCCGCCGCATCGCCCGTTCGGTGCTGGCGGCGTTCAGCCAGGGCGTGTCTGGCACGGGGCCGCGCATCACCGGCGCCGCCATTTCCGGCGCGACCATCACCGTGGCGGTTCAACATGCAGGCGGGACGGCACTGAAGGACGGCGCCGGCGGTACCGGCACGGCGCTGACCGGCTTCACCGTCAAGTCCAACGGCGTGGCGGTCCCGATTTCCAGCACGTCGATCACCAGCGCGAACACCTTCACGCTGACCCTGTCCAGCACGCCGGCCGGCCCGGTGACGCTGGAATATGGCATCACGGACGTGCCGCATGGGGCGTACATCTCGCCTGGGATGAGCTTTATCCCGGCGTCCTGCGTGTACGACAACGTGAGCTTGCCGAATACCACCGTAGGCTGCCCATTGCAGCCCTGCGCCGCCATCACCGTGACGGGAGCCTGACATGCAGGGATTCGCACCTACCGCATCCATTCCCACCGCCAGCTTGCCAATCCTGGCAGCCGCGCCGCCGGTGGGACAGCCAGCCCTGGATGCGACCACGCCGCCCAGCTTCCTGCTGGCGCTATCGTCGATCACCTCCCACCCGACCCGCGCCCTGCACTTCGGCACCATGCCGGCGCCACCGTCCCGCACGATCTACATCGGCGCCCAAACCGGCGTCTGAACAGCGTCTCCTTGCCGCCACCCGGCGGCACTTGCCCGGCCTCATCGCCGGGCTTTTTTATGGCAGCACGAACTATTTGAACGAGTATTGAGATAAAGTAATGTTTCCGTGCGAGATGCACTTAAACAAACAAGGGGCGGGCATGAACTTTATCGAAGACGTGGAAAGGAAGGCGCTGGCCAGCTTGCAGGCGCCGTTTCTTGACACGGTGCTGAGCGAGCACAACATCAGGAACGACGCGCAGCTGGCGCTGCTGCTGGAAGTGTCGCCGCCGGTCATCAGCAAGATCCGCAACGGCTGGATGTCGATCGGTCCCAGCCTCTTGATCGCCATCGAGGAAGCCACCGGGCGCGACATCCGCAGCATGAAGCGCGCGCTGGGCCTGCGCGTGGTGGGCGACCCCACCGGGGTCAAGAAGGCCGCCTGACGCAACCGTGCAAAAGAAAAGCGCCGCATCGGATAGAATCGATGCGGCGCTTTTTTATTGCGGTGAATCTGGCCAGATTCCGCGCCTCTAGAATCCCGTTTTGAACGGGCCAACGCAAGGCTTCCCCTTCGTATCTGGCCGCCGGGGATTAGCGTCCACCGGCTGCGCTCCAGCTCCCCTCTCACGAGGTTGCAACTTCATTTTGCGACCGTCAATAATTCCGGTCAACAACTATTTAGCCTGCTGTTCCTTTTCTTCCACGGCCGGCAGCGGCGGCGGCACGTAGCGCGGTTTCGGTTCGCGCTTGCCGAAGATCTGTTCGTGCCGGCGGTCGAATTCTTCCTGCGGCACCGAGTAAGGACGCGGCACTGATCCTTTCCCGCTCATCGTATTCCTTCCTTCTTCAACAAGTCGACCAGGGCCGTGGCCAGCTCCGGCGCTATTCTCGCCGCCAGCCTGTCGCGGCCTTCGCTCATCAACGCGGAAACCGAGATGCCATATCCGACCGCCCCGCCAGCCAGGCGCACGCGCACGTTCAAGCGGTGGGCGAACACGTCGCGGATGGCATCGACTTCCAGCAGGTGCAGGATCTCGTCCTGCACACTGGCCATCATCATGGGACTGGCATCGGAAAAGTCGACCGCCGGCACTGGCTCACTCACCGGCATGCGCCACCAGGTGTCATTCGGCACGTAACTTACGAACTTGGGCACCTTGCCGGCGATCAGAGCATGGTGCCCCACCTGACGGGCGACGTCGCTGAAGAAGCGCTTCAAATCGCGCAACTGCTCGCCGGTGTCGCGCAGCAGGGCGCGGTCCTGCTCTAGTACCGAAGCTAGGTTGTTGGCGCGTTCGCCGAGCTGGGCCGCTTGTTGCTCGACCTGGGCGAGCTGTTCGCGCATGCGGCGCTTCTGGCTCCTTCCGAAGCGGCGGCTCACGGCTTCACCGCCACGTAATCACCAGCGCGGCAACCGGCCCTGTCCAGTTCGGCGATCCGGGTCAGCCACATCGTGTCGCCGGCATTGGCATGGGCGATGAAGGCGCAACCGCTTTTCTCCCACAGCACCGCTCCATCCAGCACCTTTGCGCGCTCCGTCTTGCAGCCGGACAGGATGAACGACAGCACCAGCGCGGCGACCAGGGCGCCGACCGTGAGCAGCCATTCGCGGCGCGTGGGCGGCTTGGCCGGGCGGTGCGGACAGGTCCGGCCCTGGTTGCAATCGCCGTGACAGCAGAAGTCGCGGCTCACGATTGCACCCCAGAGATGATCTGGGCCGGATCCAGCTCTCGGACCAGTTGCGCGGTAAGCGGATGGTAGCCAGCCTGCACCATGCGGTTGACAGCGGCATCGCGCACCGCCTCAGCGATCGCCAGTTCGCGCACCTCGCGCCCTTCAACCACCGCCTTCACGGCCTGCACCACTTCCTTGACGCCATCGATCGGCCCAAACCCGGCAATGCATTCGCGCCATTTGGTAAGGCCGCCGGGGAAGTTTTCGGCTGCAGCCTGTCGCCCGATTTCGGCAGCCTGGGCGGTAGTTGGAATAACGACTTGGCCGGCATCGATGGCATGGCGTAGGGCGGCGTTGGCTACAGCACGCAGTTCGAGAGCAACTGACTTGGCTGGCGCTTCTTGCAATGCCAGCGCCAGCGCGTCGGGAGTCATCCCGGTTTCCGGGTACGCGATAACCGGCTTGACGCGATACTCCCAATCGCTGACCCATGCTGGATCAGGATAATCCCGCCAGACTTCCGTGCCAACGACCCGGCCCTGGATCTCGGCGCCGTCTGCCCATGCTTTAATCATCTCCGCGTGCGGTCTTGCTTTCATGCTTTGCTCCCTTGGTTGTTATGCAGCGTGCTGCTGCTCTTTTTCATCCAGGCTGGTGGCCCAGTCGAACAGTTCGCGCCACTTCAGCGGCGTGATGGTGCCCATGCACTTGCGCATCCAGGCAATCGTCTCGCGTGCGCCCTTGAAATCGTCGGCGTCAATCGGGCGGCCGATCTGCAGGCCGATGGCGTAGACCTGCAGCCCCGGCGGCATCTTCGGCCAGACGCAGGCTTGCGCCATCTTTTCGAACACGAAGCACATATGCAGGACGCCGGGGATCACCTGCACCCAGTGCTCGCCGTCCCACAGCACCGGCTCGCCGTCTTCCATCACGAATCCGCCCTTCTGTTCGTGCTGGTCCAGGAAGCGGTTCAGCGGCGCCATGGTCTTGTCGATCATGTGGCAGCTCATCGGGTGCGACATCGGCAGGGTGTTCAGGTGGTCGGCGCGCGCCTGCAACTTGCGGCGCTCCTTCTGCGCCTGCACGACGCCCTTGCCCCATGCCCTGGCCGCGCTGGCGCCGCTGCCGGTTTTTACGCCGTGCTTACGGCGCGGTTTTTTATTCGCCGGCATCGCTTACACCTCCGCTCTGGTGCGGCGCTGCACCTGCATTTCCGGATGGCGGGCGCGCACATCGGCGGCGATCTCCAGCGCGCGGTCCAGCTTCAGCTGCGCCGGCGTGCCCCACCGGGCCGGCATAGCGTTGGCGAGCATCCCAATGCTCATGCCGGCGAAGGCATTGGCCTGCTGCTGGGCCAACAGGTAGTTCTGCGCCGTGACTTGTCCTTGACCCCATGCCGCCTGTTGCTGGCGCCGGGCCTGTTCTTCGATGCTCGGCACAAGACCGGCCCATGCGAATGGTTGCTGGCTCATGCGGCACCGCCGGCGATGGCCTTGATGTCGAACACGATTCCCCGGCAGTAGCGGCGGCCGTCGTGCGTGGCGACCACGAAGCGACTATGCGGAATCACGGTGGTGAACGACCACGGAAAGCCGTGCTGACCCCATTCAGCGTCAATCAGGTAAGAGAGGCGCTTGCGGTCGTAGTAGGCCGCCGCTTCGTCTTCCGGCACGCTGTCGGCGTCCGGCAGGATGCCTTCGGCATCGACGTAGATCGCGCCGCCATCCTCGATGTCAATCTGGTCATCGATGGCGCCGTAGAATTCGACGGTGCGCTTGCTGGTGCCGATCACGACCACCAGTCCGGAACGCTTCGCCTCGTCGACCATGTCGTGCGGGAAGTCGCTCAAGTTCATGCTGTGCAGGCGTGCGGCCAGGTCTTTCGCTTTCATGATCTGTTCCTTTACAGGGCGGTGCCCAACTGTTCATTGACATGGATGCGCGCGATTTCCAGCACGCGGTCGTTCAGCCCAAATTTGATGGCGTAGTGCAGTTCCGTGAGGCGCGCCAGCGGTGCGGGCGCGGTGTCGCTGGCGCGCGCCGGCTGGCGGGTCGCCAGTTCTTTCTGCAGATCCTTGGTGTCGAATTCAGGCAGAATTTCGTCGGCATCGACGTGAACGCTAATGTAGGGCATGTTCTTCTCCTTGTTTATTTTTACTCAAGCTCTAGACCCAGGTGCATGGCAACATAGGCATAGGTCGCTTCGATAAGTTCATCCATCTGGCGGCTGTCGAGCTGGCGGCTCGGCACCGGACGCACCGGGAACGGATCCGGTGCGCCGTTTGCATACGCTTCCAGCCGCGCCTCGCGCACGTACAGCGCGATCAGGTGACGCTTCCAGGCTTCACGCGCCAGGGTCTTCTTCCACGGCGGCAGCGGGTAGGCCCGCACCACGTCGTCCAGCATCGCATTAAACTTGCGGTTCTGGGCGTCCGATCGGTTCACAGTCCCAGCGCCGCCCACGGCCCGCGCGGCTTCGACTTCGCGGCAGTGATCCGGTGCCCGGCGCGGCGCTGCTTCAGGATGCGCTCGTATTTCTCCGGGTCCGCCTTGTCGCGGGCGTAGCGCTGCGCGCGGGTTTCCTTCGGCTTCGGCACATCCGGCTTGCTGCCCACCTTGTAGATCGGAGAGAGGTCGCCGCGATGACCAGGATGGCGCCAGCCGCAGATGAACAGCACCCGTTTGCCCTTCGGGTCCGGCGTGCGCAAGATCGCGATCAGGCGGTTGGCGCGGCCACGGGTCAGGTTCAGGTGCGCAGCCAGATCGGCCGACGTGTGCGCCGAGCAGAGGAATTTGCGCGCCTGCGCCACGCGGTCCTCGGTGCTGGGAATCGGCGTCGAGATCCGCTTTGGCACATATTCCACGTCCTGTCCGGCGCCTACCGCCCACACCGGCGCCGGGCGGCCGGTGACGCGCGGCTCATGGTCGGACTTGAATATCTGCAGCTTGGCACGCAGGCGGCGGATGTAGATCTCGACGTTGGAACGGCCGGTGTGCATAGCTGCAGCCAGTGCATGGGCGGTGCGCGGCTGTTCCTTCAACAGTTCCAGCATGCGCTTTTCCTGGCGCTCGCCGCGCTCGCGCTGGTAGTCTGGTCCTCGGGTCATGTTTCGTCTCCAGAAGCGGGCCGGCGCGAACCGGCCCTGGTTTCATCAGGCCGTCACCGGCAGCGATGCGTAGGCGGCAGCGAAGTTGATGCAGGCCAGCCAGTTGATTGCGGTTTCAGCCGACACATCGAAGTGCTTGGCCACCACATCGATGATGGCGGCATCATCCGGGCGCTTCGGCAACGGGATCGGCAGCACCGGCGCCACTTCCACCTTCACGGACTGGTCGCCCCCAGGCGCGGCGAGATCCACGCCCATCTCGACCGGCGCGCCTTCCTCGACCACCGGCACCTGCACCAGTTCCTCGGCCGGTGCTGCCTTGGTTTCCGGCTGCGGCTCGGCGACCAGCTTGGCTTCGTACTTCTGTCGCAGCGTGTTGATCGTCATGGTCTTGGCCATCTGCGCCATGCCGGCCATGTCGCCATACAGGTCTTCGCCGGTTTCCAGATTTTCGGCGGCCTTGATGGCTCCCAGCAGTTCGCTGGCGCTGCCGTCGAAATTGGCACGGTTCTGGATTCCCATCACGGCCTGCATTACCTGCTGCTGCTTGGCCTGCTGCGCCTGGACGAAGGCAAGCTGGCGCGCCGATTCTGCGGCGGCTTCGGCAGCCTTGCGCTTCTCTTCGGCGGCCATGCGTTCTCGCTCGGCCTGTTCTTCTTTCAGGCGCGCCAGCTCGGCGCGTTCCTCGGCCACACGGCGGGCTTCCGCCTCGCGCGCTTCGGCCGTGGCCAGCAGGTTTGTCAACTGGTCGATGGTCGTGTTCACGGCGGTCAGCGCGTCTTCCAGGTATTCCTGGTAATCGGCCGGGTCCAGGCGTAGCAGGGTCCAGGTGTTCAGCTCGGCCTTGATGGCGGACGAGTCGGCGCTGGCCAGGCGCGAGGCGGCGCCGCGAATTTGCGCGATGCGGTTTTCGATCGCTTCGACGCGGGCGCGCTCGGCGGCTATCTTGGCCTGCTTCTCGGCTTCCTTGCGTGCTTCCTCGGCCTTGATCTCGGCGTCATACTTGTCTTCGAACGGTTCGACTTCGGCCTTGATCTCGGCGGCGCGAGCGTCCAGCAGCTTGCCGGCGTCGATGATCGGCGCCTTGCGTTCCTTGCGCACGTTCTCGACGGCGGTGCGGATGTCGCGGAACATGGCGCGCAGTTCCTTGGCACGGCCCATGCCGGCGCCGGTCGTGATGTCGTATTCCTCGACCTTGGCCGCTTCGCGCTTGGCCTTGGTGATCTGCTTTTTAAACGGTTCGAAGACGGCGACGGCATAGGCTTTGCCGTCGAAATTCGGGACCGCCGCTAGGGTCAGGTCGGTACTGTCGGCGGCGCTGGAGGTGACGATTTCGTTCATGATGACGTCCTTAATGGATGGAGTTTTTGATGTCGGCCGTGGCGGTCGCCACTTCGGCCAGGAAAAGCTTGACTTCTTTTTCCAGGTGCTTGATCGAGGTTTCGACGCGCTGGAAGTTTTTCACGTACAGGTCATGCGGCGCCGGGAAGGCCGGATCAAACGAACAGAAATCGAGCCATTGCCGTTCGTAGACCCAGAGATTGCCTAGCACCTGCCAGTAGTGCGCGTCCGGCATGCCAAGCGCCAGGGTGCGCGCATGGACGCTGCTATTGAACGGCGATTTGATTTCGCACATCCCATCATCACCGACCAGCCCATCAGCCGATGCGCCAACCCACTTGATCCGGGCGTGCAGCGCGAAGCCGACTTGGCGCACCAGCACGCCCTTGCGGATCTGGTATTCCTTGCGCGCCAGTGGCTCGCTGTCGTGTCCCCAGTCCTTTGCCATGCCGCCGGCGTCACGCATCGGCCCGGCCAGACGTTCAGCCACAAGCTCCCAGAGGTAGCGGTCACGCGCGCCCTTGCCTTCCATGATGTCGACGAAGCGGCTGGCGGTTGCGCAGCCGGCGCGACTGTCATGCCAGAGTGGGCTGCCTTGCTCGCAGTCGATGATCCGTGGCGGCATCAGGCTGCTCCTGGCGCGTCGGCGCGATCGCAGCGCGCGGCGAAGTCTTCCAGGTGGGCGCCGAGCACGGTGCGCTTCTCGCCGTTGATCGACTTCCAGAACACATCGAACGCGGCGCGGCCCTGGTCAGCGGCGGCCTGCGCATCGGCCAGCAGCTGCGGATCGATCGGCTTGGCGCGCGCCGCCGGCTTGCGGCTCTCGGCCACGGCCTGCGGGTTTGGGCGGCGGTTGTTGCGCATACCGGCCGCTTCGCGCTGCAGATCCTTGCGGTCCTGCGGGGTGATGCCGGCGCCCGCGCCATCGTCGTCTTCATTGTCCTGCACGGCGATGCCGGTCGCCGCCAGCAGGGTATAGCGCTCCAGGTATTTAACGGCGCTGCCGATGGCCTGAATGCTGTTCTTGCCGCCGCTGGTATCGGCCATCGCGGACAGCGAAACGTCGGTGCTGTGCCCCAGTTCGTGGGTGAGCGTACAGGTCACGGTGATGTTCTGGCCCTGCTGCGCCACGCTCCAGCCATGGCTGATGCCGACCTGCGCCAGCGATTCGACCAGCGCACCGCACACGGCGGCCAGGTCCGCGAATGCGTAGCTGTACAGGTCGCGCCCTTCCTTCTGCATCTTGGCGGTCTTGTTCTTCACGATGGTCGGCGGGTTCTGCTTGAACTTCGCCATCGCCGCCACATACGCCTTTTGGGCCAGGTTCTTGTCGTGGCGCTCGGCCAGCGCCATCAGCTTCTCCAGTTCCTCGACGCTGGCGCCGCGATTCACCGCGATTTCCAGCAGCCGCATCGGGCCGCTCGACTGGACAGCGACCGGCATCTGCTCGGCCTGCTGCACCAGCGCCACGGTGCGCCCTTCATCATGCACATCATTCATGTTGATTCCTTTATACCGGGGACTATGCCCGGCCTAGTTTATCGGTATTGCGAAACATCATGGTAGCGAAAGAGAATGTTCCGCGCAAGCTGTTTTGAATAAATTTGTTCATTGACGTGTGGTTTTGCATTCACTACAATGAACGCCATACTCAACCAACCGGAGCTAAAAAGTGATCGAAGACGATTTGCAATATGTGGTGTCCATGCTGCAGGACACGAACCTGAGTGCGATTGCTCAAAAGGTCGAGCTGTCCTATGGGACGGTGTGGAGCATCGCCAACGGCAGGAACACGAAGCCGAACTTCGACACCGTGCGCAAGCTGGCAAATTATTTCCGCGCCAAGGCGGACGGCGAGGTGGTGAAGTGACGGCCGCCTGCATCCACTGCAACAACACCGGCAGCCTGTCGAAAGACCTGGCCGGCCACCTGGATTGTGCGCACTGCACGGTCGCCAACGAGCGCGCCGAGCTGGAGAAGTGGGCGAAGGAAAACCGGGTGTCGTATGTCACCGAAACGGATCTGTGGCTGATTTTTCAGCACGGGCGTGGCGCGGCGCTGGCCAACCTCAGCTATGAGGTAGACAACTACAACGGCGACTGGACCGACGTGAACAAGGAAGGTTACGGCATCGCGCGCCCAGGCGACCGCCGCATCATTGTCATTGTCGACGATGAATCATGAGCCGCCAGCGTGAAACCCGCTGCGGGTCGTGTTCGAAGTTCGACATCCGGAAAGCAGCGGATGGCGATGGCACGGCCCTGTGCCCTGACTTCAACGTGCGCCACCACTGGAGCGACCTGGCCAACCCCTGCGTGCTTCACATGCTGGTGCGCGGAGAGCAGGAGCGCGCCACCAGGATGCGCTGGATCGAGATCGTGACGGAAAAACACCCGATGAAGGAAGATCAAAAATGAACATGAACGAACCCATCGTCTTCGGCTCCGTATGCAGCGGCATCGAAGCCGCCAGCGTGGCCTGGGATGATCTGGGATGGAGCGCGGCTTGGCTGGCCGAGATCGAGGCGAATCCGTCGCGCATCCTGGCGCACCACTATCCGAATGTGCCGAACCTGGGCGACATGCGCCTGATCCCGCGCCTGCTGCGCGGCGGCGAGATATACCCGCCCGACGTGTTCTGCGGCGGCACCCCTTGCCAGGCATTCTCGCTGGCCGGTCTGCGCAACTCGCTCGACGATGCGCGCGGCAACCTCTCCTTGACCTTCTGTGAAATCGCCAATGAAATCGACATCCAGCGCGCTGCAAATGGACTTCTTCCTTGTGTCGTCAAGTGGGAAAACGTCCCCGGCGTCCTCTCCACGCACGACAACGCGTTCGGCTTCTTCCTTGCCGGCCTTGCAGGCGAGGATGAAGCGCTGGTCCCCGAGCCTTGCCCGGCTGCTGGCAAAAGCTCCCGCTTCTGGAAGTGGAGCAAAAAATCCGGTCAGCACACACCAAGTTGGCCGGTCGCTGGTTGTGTCATTGGACCCCAGCGCGCAGTCGCATGGCGGGTCCTGGATGCCCAATTCTTCGGCCTGGCCCAACGACGCAAGCGTGTGTTCGTTGTCGCAAGTGCTAGAAGCGGATTCGATCCCGCCGCAGTACTTCTTGAGTTCGAAGGCGTGCGCCGGGATTCTGCGTCGCGCCGAGGCCAGGGGGAAAACACTGCCGGCACCCTTAGCGCTCGCACTGACGGCGGTGGCTTCCCAGAAACCGACGAAGCCTGTAGCGGATACGTCCAGCCAGTCGTGAGCACCCTGGACGCCAACTATGGGCGCCTGCAGGGTTGCGCCGGCCAGGATGCTAACCACGGCCACAGCCACCTGGTCCCGATCGCCTTCGACAGCCGCCAAGAATGCGTAAGCAGCACCGAGGTGTTCGGTTCGCTCAGTTCCAGCAGCCCGCAGGCGCAGGCGGTTAGCTATGCGATTCAGGCGGGCGCGCTACGCGAGAACCCGAGCAGCGGCCCGGATGGTGTCGGCGTGCAGCCGCACATTGCCTATACCCTTGAAGCGCGCGCCGAGGTGCAGGCAGTGGGTCCGATCGGCATGGCGGTTCGCAGGCTGACGCCGCGCGAGTGCGAACGCCTGCAGGGCTTCCAGTGGCGCTGCGCGCCCGACTATCCCGGCGCCTGGCAGGATGCCGCCGGGGTCTGGTGGTCGCCGGACTACACGGCGATCCCGCACCAGGACTTCAAGGGTCGCCGCCAGGGCAGCATCCGCATGATGGCGGACGCCCCGCGCTACAAGGCGCTGGGCAACAGCTGGGCGATCCCCTGCGTGCGCTGGATCGGCCGGCGGATCGACGCACAACTGCGCAAGGCGTCATGAAGCGCGGCGCCCCACTCCAGAGAAAGACCCCGCTACGCCAGGGCACCAGTCAACTGAGGCGCACCCCGATGGCGCGCGGCACCAGCACCATAAAGACGACCACGGCCATGAAATCCAGCACCCCGATGCGCGCCAGGAAGCCAGCCAAGGACAAGCCCAAGCGTGTGGCGCGAAATGCCGGCCCGGTCGACTACCTGGCGCTGTGCCGTGGCCAGCCGTGCTACCTGCTGGTGCCAGGGGTCGCGCACCATCCGCCCGACACGGTGGTGCCCTGCCATAGCAACCAGCAGCAGCACGGCAAGGGAATGGGCATCAAGGCGCTGGATAAATTCACTTTACCGGGATGCCATTATTGCCACTTTGCGATCGATCAGTCGGGTCAGTTCACGCGCGAAGAAAAGTTCGCGCTGTGGGATGCGGCGTATGTCCGCTGGGAAATTGCCCGCGCACGCTTGCTCGGCGCCGGGCAAGAAGATTCCCCATCATCCGGAAGTGTGGCGGAATAGACGATGATTTACCTTGTGCTGCATCACAGCATCGAAAGTGCTTGCGTTTGCTCAAGTGAGAAATAACAATAGGAAACTTCGGGGTTTCCCGAAATAAGCCTTGGCGGGCTTACAATTGACGGAAGCTCTTAATGCATCGTGGCCGGGTCGTCTCCGGTTCCGCCAACCCGTAGAAATACGGGACGGTGCATTAGGAGCTTTTTTTTTGAGGAAAACATGAGCAACCAAACAGCAGTCGGCTGCCTGAAAGCGGACGAACCTGCGACATGGACAGACCACAAAGGCCGCGAGCACAAGACACCGGCTGGCAAGAAACTCCACATGGCGCGCTATCCACTGCACGCTGCGCTTCGTGCCTATGTGTATCACCGTGACGGCTTCATGTGCACGATCTGCGGTGCCAAGGCGCTCCCTATGCCAGTCGATCCCGCTGCATATGATGGGTTTGAAACCCTTTCCACGGATCGGCGAATCAACCAGTATTGGAATGCCCTGCTGGTCATCGATCACATCATTTCCCGCCGCAATGGCGGCTCAAATCATCCGTCAAACCTGCAAACGCTTTGCGATCCCTGTAACTGCGCAAAGGCCGCACTGGTCGACTCTAAATGGGGGCGCCAATGGGCCGAATCCGCACAGTAAAACCCGAGCTGTTCGGGCATGAAGACCTGTTTGATCTGGAAAGGGAAACCGGCCTGCCGCTGCGCCTGGCGTTCATCGGCTTATTCACCTGCTGCGACCGAGAAGGCCGGTTCAAATGGCGCCCGCGCACGCTCAAAAAGGATGTTCTACCACACGACGAGATCGACTTTTCACGCGTGCTCGACGCGTTGGCCACGGGTGGATTCGTGAGGAAGTACGCGTGCGGCGACGAAGAGTATGGCGTCATCCCAACCTGGAATAAGCACCAGGTCATCAATAACCGGGAATCCTCATCCGAAATCCCTGCGCCAGATGAAAGCTCTTATATTTCAATGACTTCGACGCGTGCTCGACGCGTGAATGACGCGAAAGCGACGGAAACTCAAGATGGAAAAGCGGAAGGGAAGGGAAAGGAAGGGAAGGGAAAGGAAGGGGAAAACACCCTTGTCGAGCTAAAGCCCGACGCCCCGAAAAAGGTCGATATTGTCGAGAAGGTGTTTTCCTACTGGCAAGATGTTATGCAGTCTCCGAAAAGTGCGCTGGACAAAGACCGTCGAAGCGCTATCGAAAAAGCGCTAAAGAATTATTCTCCTGGAGACATCTGTGAAGCGATTCGTGGATGTGCCATGACCGAACACAACATGGGAATTAATGAACGGAACACGAAATACAACGGGCTGCACATCATCCTGAAAAACGCCGACAACATCGATCGTTTCATCGCTAAATCACGCAGCAACCCTGGTGGCCAAGTTCTTGGCACGGTCCAGAGCGAGGAAGAATTCCTGGCCGGCGTGCAGGCGGCGCTGGGAAAAATGAACGGCTATGGTCCGGCGGCATCCGTTGACGACGAAAACACCATCGACATGGAGCAGTGACATGCGCAACAACGATCTCCCCGAATTCGCCCGGCTGCTGGCCGACTTCCTGATGGGGTATGGGAAGCCTCGGCCCGACACGGAAGCGACGGCGTTCTGGTTCAAGGCGCTGGCGCCGTTCTCGCCGGCCACGATCGGCGCAGCCTTCAATGCCTATGCTGCCGAGCGTCCGGACTTCGCGCCGGCACCGAATGGCATCGCCGCGCGCTGCAAGCTGATGGACGGTCGCCCAGATGAAAACGAAGCCTGGGCCGTGGCGCTGTCGAGCCGCGACGAGCGCGAAACCGTGACCTGGACCGAGGAAATGCAGGAGGCGTTCAACCTGTGCCGGCCGGTGCTGGACACAGGCGACGAGGTTGGCGCGCGGATGGCGTTCAAGGATGCCTATGTGCGCCTGGTGCTGGCGGCGCGCGCCGCGAACCGACCCGCGAAATGGTCGGTGTCGGCGGGCTGGGATGCCGAGCGGCGCGAGCTGGTGGTGGCGCGTGCGGTGGCCGCTGGCCTGTTATCCGGCCCGCAGCCGCATTTGGCGCTCGGGTATGAGGGCGACATGCAACCGGGGCGCCCGGAAGGCTTGCAGCGCGTCCTGGAGGCCGTGGCGCAGCTGGAAAATCCGCTGGACAAGGCCGAGCGCATCCGGGCCGAGCGCCAGGCCGCCGAGGATGAGCACGACCAGGCGCGGCGTGCCGAGGAAGACGAAAAGGTCAAGGCGTACCTGCAGGCGCATCCGGAAGCGCGGTTTGGCGATCTGCTGCGCCTCAAGGACGCGAAAAAATAACCACAACGAAGGGAGATCCCCCATGGACCAGCAAGACGACGACCGCTGCACCGACCGCCACACCTATACCGAATCAGCCATCATGACCGAGCGCCGGCTGCGCATCGCCAACCTGGCAACCGCCCTGGCGCTGTCGCTGGCGGGCATCAAGATCCTGCGTGACCAGAAGCCGGTGGAAGTGGTGCCGGCGCGCCAGGAGTAGGCCATGAACATCATCGACCTGGAAAAGTGGCGCGGCCCGCGCGATGCCGCGATCCTGGACCCGCGCACCATCGAGTTCAAGACACGCCCCTGCAAATCCTGTGCTGGATGTCTGTTCGATCGCCAGAGTTCCGCCGTCTGCACGGTGGCCGGACGCGAAGCCAAGATGCGCGGCCTGGAAGCGTGCGAAAGCGGAGTCGTCTACGTGCTGGTCGAGAAAGACCCGCGCCAGCTGCCGATCGCGGGTGCATGATGGCCAGCGGCCTGAGATGGACCACCGAGATGCTGGAAGAGTTCCAGCGCCGCTCCCAGCGCAGCAGCGCGCAGCCCGCACCGGCGGTCGAGGATGACGCGCCGGCGCCGTCGAAATACCGCAACAAGAAGATCGAGGTCGACGGCATCGTGTTCGACAGCCGCAAGGAGGCGCGCGTCTGGTTTGAGCTGGTGGCGCGGCAGGCGGCCGGCGAAATCTCCGACCTGCGCCGCCAGGTGTATTTCGAGCTGGCGCCGCCGGTCAAGCTGGACGGCGAAGCAAAGATGAAGCCGGCGCTTCGCTACCAGGCCGACTTCACGTTCATCGAGAACGGCCATCTGGTCGTGTGCGACTGCAAGAGCGCCATCACCAGACGTAACCCGGTATTTAGGATTAAAAAACATCTCATGATCGCCGTGCTGGGCCTGCAGATCCGAGAAGTATAGTAAATAAATTTCGATAATCCGTTGCACAGATCGCGGCATCGTACTATACTGAATTCGTTGCAATAATTAAATAACGGGAGGGAATGATGCTTTACTTGATTCGCTGCTGCAACGGCACTTCGCTGGCTTTCACGATGGCGGGCGCGCTGGCGATGTTGCGCGTGGCCGGGCCGGATGCCAGGGTCTATTCCATCTTCGGCCGCTTCCTGCGTGGTCGTGAACAGCCGGTGGTGGCGTGATGGACGCCAACGATCAAACGCCGCGCACCACCGACGTGGTGCTGTCGATCCGTATGCTGGAAGCGCTGCGGGACGAAGCGATCGTCTACCTGGGCCAGTCGATGCCGGACGCGCGCCAGGACGACCAACAGCACTTGCTGGTGCTTCAGGCGGCGATGACCAGCCTGCGCCGCCTGGACCTGGACAAGGTGCTGGGCGGCCTGCTGGCCGCGCCGGTGCCGGACGAAGTGGCCGCCTTTGAGCGCGCCGCCAACCTGGCCGCCTTCAACACCACGCGCAAGAACGACGGTTCGTTCCTGCATCCGATTACCCAGCGCGCGCATGCCATCTGGACCGCCGGCGTGCGCTGGCAGCAACTCCAGCAACTGAACACCCAAGCGCCGCAGCGCCGGGCCGACGACCACAACGAAGGGAATTCCAATGTCTGAAAAAGAAACCGGCGCCATCCCGCCACTCACCGCGCCAGCACCGCTAACCGACGCCAATCTGATCGCTGATCTGGCTGAGTTCACCGAGCGAAGCATTCGTGAGCACGCCGATTTCCGCGATGACATCGAGCGCCTTTCGACCGCTGATAGCCGCACCCGCAAGGCTCTGCGTAAGGAAATCTACGACACCATCGACGCCCGAGTGCGCAATGCAGTGAAAGCTGCACTTGCGTCTCAGGCTGCACCAGCACCGCAGCAGAGCGAGCTGAGCGACTACGTGCTGATGCCGAAGCGTCTGACCGCCGAGAACGGCGCGAAGGGTGCGCTGTCGGGCGAGTTCAAGGAATCGGTGCAAGTCACTTGCCCGGTATGCGACGGATCAGGTGATGACCCTGATTTCGACGGCGATCCCACCGAACACGGAGGCGCGTGCTTAGAGTGCAATGGAGAGGGCACGGTTGCGCAGAATGTGCCTGTGAGCTGGGACACGATCAAGGACATCTACAAGGCCGCCGTCGCTTTGCTCGCCAAGGCTGCGCCAGCCGCCCCGGTGCAGACCTCGACGCTCTCGGGCGCTCTGAACCATGCTCGTGATGCACTGCGCTTCTACGCCAATCAAGGGCACTTTCATATGCACCAGCCGGACGAATGGGACACGGTCAGCGGCGAGCCTCAGAACTTCTACGAGGACAACAGCCAAACCGCGACAGTCGAGGACGGATGGGTCGCCAAGCAGGCACTGGAAGACATCGCAGGCGTCGAACGTTACGCATCTGTGGCCGCTCCTGTGCAAGCAGAGCAGGCACAGGCAGAGCCGAGTGAAGAGGCCGCGTATTACAAACAACTCTGGCAGCAGGCTCGCGCCGAACTCGACCGCCGCACATTCCCCGCCCAGGCAGAGCAGGTAGAAGCAGTGCGAGCGGCCGATTTGGATGCGATCAAGGCTGCCATCGATGCGCTCGACGCATTTGGCAATCTGCCGGACAGCATGATCCATCCCTCAGCCTGGAACCAGTACGACGCCGAAGTCAAGATCAAGGCGGCGCGCGAAGCATTATCGAAACTCGGCGCTACTAAGGAAGCAGCAGCCCAGGTGCCGAGCAATGACACTAGCGCCCTTGGCGATACCGGAGGCGCGAAATGAAGATTGGCGATCTGGTAATGACAACAGCAATCGAAGTCCGCACTGACCCGACGCCGCGCCCAGCGATGCGCGCCAGCTTCAAGGCCAACAAGGGCAGCGCCTTCGTCTTTCTGAACTTCGGCACGGTCCAGTCTAACGATGAGGTCGACGACCGCGTGCAGAAGGTGATGGGCGCGCTCGGCTGGATTCCATGTGACGACGTTGCCGCGTTGCGCGCCGCACTTGTTGCCGCTGAAGCTCAGGCCGATGTCAACGGCAATCAGTCCGGTGATGGCGCCCTTGGCGGGAAAGGGGGGGGAGTGATGCATGAGCCGACTGTAGCGCGATTCCTCGCGCCATCCAGGGATCAGCGTACAAATCGCTGGAGCATTACATGCCCAGCCTGCCGTCATCAATTCGAGCCTCAGACAACCATGCGCCGTCACCAGGTGATGAACTGCACAAAGTGCAAATGTGAAATGGCTGTTGACTATAACGCGGAGCCGCCTCTGGTGCGAGTTACTGAGGGAGGCGTCAATGCATGAGGTAGCCGTTCTTTTCGCCAGGGCCGACAGCAACTACAAGGCCATGCCCGAGTGCGACGTGTGGGACATCGAGCGAGATGCCCGCAATTTCGCCGGCGGCATGCCACTTGTCGCGCACCCGCCGTGCCGCGCCTGGGGGCGTATGCGCCAGTTTGCACAGCCGCGCGCCGACGAGAAGGAACTGGCCCGCTTCGCCGTGGCGAACATCCGCCAGTGGGGCGGCGTGCTGGAACATCCAGCCGAGTCAACGCTTTGGTGGGACCAGATGCTGCCGCTGCCAGGTCGGGCGCCGGATCGGTTCGGCGGCTGGACGATGGCCTTCGACCAGTTCCACTTCGGCCACCGCGCGGAAAAGTCGACCTGGTTGTACATCGTCGGCTGCCACCCGGATGACTTGCCGCCGATCCCGCATCGAGAAGGCAGCCCAACGCACTGCATCCGCCCGACCAAGAGCTACCCGCGCCTACCGTCTGTCACGAAGGCCGAGCGCGAGCATACGCCACCAGCCCTGGCTGCATGGCTCGTAGAGGTAGCGAAACGATGCAAGAACAACAAACATATGGAGAAAGCAGCATGACCAACACCACCGCAGCACAGCCGCTCGACCTGGACTCCGATACGCTCTGGGAAATTCACGGCGTAGTGAAGAACTCGGGGTCTACCCGTCTCGCCAAAAAGATCGCCGATTACATCGCTAGCCGAGCTGCACCGGCTACCACGGGTAGCGCGAGCTGCGCCGACGGTGGCAAATGCGGCGTCGGCGGTTATTGCAAGGATTGCCCGTACGCTGCCCCAAGCTGGGACCATGAGGAAGTGCCGGAAGGCCGCGCCAGTCTTGCCCCTGTATCCGCCCAGCAGGGCGAAGCCGTGCACCAGATGCGCCACAAGGCCGGGGGCACCTGGACCGAATGCGATGCTGACGGCGAAACCTGCATCAAGCGCATGCCGCACTGGGCCGACGCCTACGAATTCCGCACGCTCTACGTGGGCGCAGCCAAAGCACCGGCAGCGCAGGCTGTGACCGCACCGACCGACGAGCAGATCATCGCTGCCCTGCACGCCAACGGGATCGACACCTACCCGAGCAAATATGGCTTCGACGCGGTGCAGGTGTCCGCCACCAGCGTGCCGAGCCTTCGCAACGTGTTGGTGACGCTCGCCGCTTCCCCTGCCAGCACTCCCGAGGCAGCGCCCGAGCAGCAACATGTGGGTAAGCGCGTCGGATTTGCCGAAGCTATGCAGGCCAAGCACGGCCCCCTCACCAAAGAGGATCTGGACGCCTGCTGGAGCGAGTTGCCGGGCTACGCCTGGCGCCGTGCGGCCGAGGCGGCGCATGCACAGCAACCAGCAGCACCGGGCGGCATCACGAGCGCCGTCTGGAGCGAGTGTGAGCGCATCGCCGACACGTCACAGGTTGACGAAGCCCTGCGCGGATTCAGCGAAGATCCCACAGGTGATAACGGCACGATGATTGTCCGCGCTGTCATCGAATCTGCTGCTCTGTGGCCGCCCGCCGCCGCTCCTACTGCTGGCGCAGCGACGACCAGCGAGGATGCGCCGCTCTACTCGACGCGACAAGATGCGGCCCGGTATCGTTGGCTCCGAAATCCAGACCCGCAACCGCATCGTGGCCTCGACGTGCTTGATGATGACCACAACATCATCGAGGGCAAGGCGCTGGACGCAGCCATCGACGCAGCCATGCGCGCCACCCAGCAGGAGGGCGCGTAAATGCCGCCCGACTTCATCAAGCGCGTGCTGTGCGGCATGAAGGGCCATTGGCTCGTTCACATCCGCAATATCTACGGTGACGAAATCAACTATCGAGGCGGCAAGCGCAGCGTCTGGAAATGCCACAACTGCGGCGCCGTGAAGCTGCGCGACCACCTGCACTACGAACAGGAGCAATCCCATGTCCAATAACCTGAACCAAGGCGCGAGCATTGAAGCCGAGCGCGCTTACAAAAGCTGGCAAAACGAGCAGCCGAACCGTTGCTGGGTCGCGCCGTGGCACATGCTAACCGATACGCAGCGCGCGGAATGGGTCGCCGAGATAGAGGCCGCCCGCCGCACCCCTGCTGACGCTGTAGGTGCGGTGAACGTGAAGACCTGGCAAGAGCGGATGAATGCAGAAGGGCTGTATGCCGAGGGTGAGCGCCTGTACGGCGGCTGGACTGCTGTAACTATGGCCCGCGATGCCGAGATAGCCGACCTGCGCGCCCAGCTCGCGCCCAAGGGTCAGGGCAACGCAAAGTTCGACCTGACGGATTACAGCCATGCCGTCAACTACTCGAACGGCACCAGCACAGTCGTCATCGCGCCAGCCAGCGCACAGTCCGCCGATCCAGCAGCGAAAACAAACAGTTCGTCGAATTCTTCGAATACCTCGATTAGCGCACAGCCCGACCAGCGGGAGAGCGCAGCCGTCCCGCATGGAGCAATGGAAGTCGGCAGCCGGATGGCGGCTTGGCTTTACGGCCTGTCGAAATCGTCGCTCCCGTTCCAAAGCTGGGCTGACAAGTGCAAGAGACTGTCCGACGAATGGGATCGAATCGCCGCAGCTCCATCCCCGGCAGCACAGCCGGTAGCGAAGGAAGAGCAGGTCTGCGATAGCAACCACGCTGAGATCGGCTTCCCATGCTGCTATACGCAGGGCAAGGACAGCGCCAATAACGGCGCAGAAGGAGAGAAGAATGGCGAAGGCTAATCCGAAGGCATGGTTCACCAGCCCAATCGCCAAGATTACCTACGGGAAGGTCGATAAGTGGGCTAAGTATAGCGAGCGGTTTCGCCCATTCTTCCCGACCTGGAAGGAGGCTCACGGCTGGATGCTCGCAAAAGCGGAGGATCGACTTAAGAAGGCGCAGGCGGAACTGAAAAGCGCGACGAAGCACCACGAAAAGGTGGTCGCACTGAAGGAACCAGCCGGCGCTCAGGTATCTCCGCCAGCTCTTAATACCGATAAGGAAGGCGAGCAGCCGACGAACAACAAAGGAGAAAGCGCGTGAGCGATCTGATGCTTTACGGCGTATTGCGTATGCCCTACGACCTGACGATGGCAAGCGAACTGTCGCGCCGCCAGTTCTACAGCCGAGTACAGGAGGCCGCGAGCAGGCTGGAAGCCGCCGAGGCGCGACTGGCTGAAATAGATGCCACTTCAGCGCCTATGGTTGCGCGTGAGGCGTTTGAGTTGTGGTTTTCGCATCATGGCGATCCGAATGGATACGTTGACGTGGCGTGGGATGCACTCCACGCAGCATCCATGCGAGGCGATCGGCCAACAAAAGGAGGCGACAATGAACGCTGAACTGATGCGCTCCGCTGGCGCCAAGATCGCGAACACGATGTTCAACCTCGCGCAGCGGGCTGGCAGCACGATCGACAGCGACTTGGCCGCCGAGTTCGACAAGATGCGCAAAGAATGGGACGTTGCAGTCCGCGCCCCTTCCTCAGCTACTACTGCAGGAGAGCGACAGAGCATTGATGATGGCGAGTTTCAGCGGCTGGAAGTCGCTTACGTGCGCGCACTTCATGCCTGCGAGGACGATCTGACGGCCGAGAACGCGAATGCGGCTTCCAACGCGCGCGCCGCCCTCATCGCCCACATCGACACCTGGGCCGCTCGCATCTATCAGCGGGGCCGTATGGCGGCGATTGCAGACTACCAGGATATTGTCGATGCCGCTCGCAGCGCTGGCGATGCAGTACCGGAAAAGATCGCAAGCTGGCTCAGGCGCAACGCCAACGCCGAGCAGGAGCCGGCGAAGCGGGATGTATTCATCGAGGCCCACAACGCCGCGCGCCAGATCATCCAAGAATCGGGTGATACATGAAGGGCGAAGACAAGAAGCCCCGGCGCTTCGACCGCCGCACCGGCCCAAGCATCTTCTGGCGCCTGTTCGGCTGGATCAAGACCGAGCGGCGCACCGGGTTCGACCGCCGCGCACGCAGCGCCATGCCCGACTGGGTCGAACGGCGCTTCTCGATGCGCCACGCACCCCTACCACTGGACGCCGAATGCGCCCTGGAGCACGCCGCCCTGGTGCTGAGCAAGACCGACCCCATCGCCCACGCCCACATCACCCAAGTGCTGGCGAACCACCTGCCGACCTTGCAGAGCGGCGCCAACAGCGAAGGCGGCGACACCGATTAACCACTGCGCAATTTACCGCTTGACATCGTACGATATCGTAGTATAGTACGACGCATGGCCTGCGTGGGCGGGCCTGCAAGGACAACATCATGAAGCGCATCGACCTCACCACCCAATACCGCTGCTATCTCGCCACCGGCTGGGAGCCGAAAACCCCGGCCTTCAACAAGTTCGCCGCGCGCCTGCTGGCGCAGCGGATCGCGGCTGACGATAGTTTCGGCTGCAATTACCAGCAGTACACGAAGCGCTTCATGATCGAGAGCGCGGGGACGGCAGCATGAAGAATTTCATCCTGGACGCCACCTTCGTCTGTGTGACGGCCCTTGGCATCTGGACCTTGTTCGACATGGACGGCGCCGCCGACTTCATCCTGCTGGTGGGGCGCACCTTTTACCCCATTCTGCCGGGTTGACCCAGCAGTAAAACCGAACCGGCCGGACGCCGGCATAAACCCAAGACAAGGAAAAACGCAATGAGCGCAGACAAACGCAGCCCCCACACCGATGCACTGGAAACCCTCGGCACCGTCATCGGTGAGAACGAGAAACGCGATGCGATCCACCTGGCCGTCGAGCCGGTGATTGCGAAAACCAAGCTGCAGCCGGGCATGCATGTCGGCCTGCACGAAGGCTTCGCATCCGCTGACGCCCAGCCCTACCTCGGCATCGTGGACCCATTCCTGGAGCGCGCCGTCCAGCCGGGCGAACGCTTCTGGCTGGTGGTCTATCCGCGCCAGATCACCAGCCTGCGCCACGTCTGGACGCACCCGGCATTTGCTGCCGGCGATGCGGCTGCCGGCCTGACCGTGGCAGAAGCCGATTCGCGCGCCGTGTCCGAGAAGTGGATGCGCGAATGGGCCGTCAAGCACATGCGTTATGAACGTTATGAAGACGACCCGGCAAGCGAAGATGAAATCGAGGCTGCATATGAGTTTGCGATTGAAGCCGGACACCATCTGAGCGTCGGTGCGCAGGAAGACGCCCGCGATCACATCAATGACGAATGGTGGGATCACTGGGAAGCCATCACCGGCCAGAAAGGCCAGCGTGGCGAGTATTTTTCCTGCGCCTGTTAAACCATGAAGCCGAGCATCCGCGCCGCGATCGACACCCTGGACCAGGCTGCGCGCAGCGCGGATCTCCCGACCTACACCGAACTGACGGAACTCATCCTTCGCGCCCAGGGGCTGATGCCCCACTCCAGCCCGGCCCGCAAGAGCTGGGTGGCCAGGGTGGTGGAGATCATCAACCGTATTCACGCGAAGTAATAAAGCGACAACTAAAAGGAGAAAGAAATGCCCTGCTACGACTACCGCGATGATGAACCGCCGCCGCCACCCAGCCGCGAGGAGGTTCTGGATCGCATGATGCCCGCCGTGCTGTGTGGCCTTGTTGCAGCGCTCGGCGTCGAGACGGTCATCCAGGCCGTCGACTGGAAGGAAGCCGGCGTCACGGTGCCGGCGTTCCGCGAGTGGTGGCACCTGCACCAGCAGAAGGACGAGGCACGCCGGGTGCGCGAAGCCCGCGACCAGCGTCGCGCCGAGCTGCGCGCCCAGGCCGAGGCCAAGCTGACGCCCGAGGAACTGGCCATCATCAAGGAGCGCGGCTGAAATGAGCACCTTTGACCACGTATGGGGAGAGAACCAGCGCGGCGGCCCCGCCTTCCCCGCAAAACGAATCGCTGGCCGCCAGCCAATGGGCGGCGACGTTGTCGAGCACCACCCCGGCATGGATCTTCGCGACTGGTTCGCCAGCCAGGCGCTTCAGGGCATCATCGCTTGCGTGCGTGACCACACCGGCGCAACGGATGTCAAGGCGCGCTGCGCCAAGGCTTTCGAATACGCTGACGCCATGATGGCAGCAAGGGAGGTGAAATAAATGGCAATGAACAAGAAAGAGCAGGCCGAGTTCGAAGCCATGAAGCGCGAGGTGCGCATTGCCAAGGCGCTGCGCTTCACGGATATGGTGGCGCCGGATGTGCCGCCGCCTAAGTCTGGCGGTCTGTCGACAGGGTTTCTTCCCGGCGGCTATATGGGCGCGGACATTGCATGCTCCAGCTCGGTAAGCCACGCGCACGGCCGTAACGACAAGACCACGACCCAGAATTCCCGGCACCTATTCTCTACCAAAAAGCTTGCTCTGCAGGCGCAGCGCAACAAGCTGGAGCGCGAGTATGCCGAGAAGCTGGCGCGCATCGACGAGCAGATCGAGGCCGAGGACGCGACCGGGGAGGCAAGCTGATGGCCGGCATGAGAAAAAAGGAAGTCGAAGACGCGATTGACGCCCTGCGCGCCGATCCGAAGCTGACCCGCTACCAGGCCGCGCTGAAGTTCGGCATCACCCCTGGCGCGCTGTACAACAGCCGCACCTGTAAAAAACTCTTCGCCGAGCGCGAGAAGAAAGGAATGCAGAAATGAGCAAAGTCATCATCCCGTTCAAAAATCCGGACGCCATCTACGACATCATCAACGGCCGCCACCCGCTGCCGGAAGACGAGAAGGACATCACCCCGCGCATGGAAGAAGCGCAGGAGGCGTTCAGCGACGAATACTTCGAATACGGCGACTACGGCCGCATCGAAATCGACACCGAAACCCTGACCGCGCGCCTGCTTCCCCGGAAGGAGTGGTAGCGGCATAATTCAGTCAGGAAATAAGCCAGCCGGCGGCAAGCCCGGCCCACCACTCCAAGAGGTGCATCATGCGCGACAGTCTCACCCAGACGATCGAGGACATCTACCGCAACATTGATGAGCAGATGCGGCGCGAGCGGGAGAAGCCGAAGAAGTCACCCGCCGGCGACCGCCGCCTGGGGCCGGGCGCCCCGCCGCAAGGGATCGACGAGCGCCGCAGCGGCCAGGAGCGGCGCCACAACATGCGCTCCCCGCGCGCCAAGGACGAAGGCGATAAATAAAGCCGCAAGTGTGGCTTTGGAGCAACCTATGATAATGAACATAGGAAATAAAATGCATTTCAGAACAACAATCGGAGTCCTGAAATGCATCCCGCCCACCTGCAGAATGCCGCCCTGGCCGCGCCGCAACCGATCCGCACCCCGCTGATCGTCGGCCAGACGGTCCACTACTGGCCCTTCCCCTACGAGCAAAGCATTGCTCACGACCAACCCTTCGCCGCTGTCGTCTGCCACATCAACGACAATAGCACGGTCAACCTCTGCATCAAGAACGAGATCGGCATTGAATTGCGCCGCATCAACGTCGTATTCCCCCGCGACCGCGCCCCGCAAAAGGGCGAAGCTTCGTTCGCTCGCACCTAACCGACAGGAGAAGACCATGCTGACCAAGACCACCACCAGCGCCGAGCAGGACGCCGCCGATGGCGCCATGCGCAAGCAGATCATCGTCACCTACAGCCTGTGGGGCATCGCCATCTACCGCAAGATCGTCGACATCGCCCTGATCCACCAGCACGGCCCGGCGCTCCTGCCGTAAGGACACCAACATGCTCACCAAGACCACGGACGAGATCTACATCACCGACCCGAACCGCCCGTCCGCGCGCATCTGCCACACCAGGATCAGCTGGCGCTTCCTGGGCATCCTGATCTTCCGCAGCACCGCGCCGGGCCATTACTGATGTTTCCAGCAGACATCATCCAGTGATAATATAAGGCAACTATTTACCACATAGCACCACTGACCCATGCCGACCAAGAAGACCACACCAGCACCGGAAAGCCCAGCTGCACCTGCTCAGCAGGCAAAGCCACGCCCATCCAAGAACTGGAAGGTGGTCGACACGACAGGGATGAGCGAGGAACAGCGCAAGGCGGCCATCGACAAGGCGCTGGCAACGGGCAAGCCGGCCAGGAAAGCAGGTGAAAAAGTTCACAATGTTGCACCAGAGAACAAAAAGGCAGCGAAAATCCCGCGCCAGGACACGTCAACTGTGAAATCTGGGGCAAAAGCGCCGGAAAAGCGTCCGCCAGGCCGTCCATCCTCGTTCACCCAGGCGCTGGCCGATGAGATTTGCGAGCGTATTGCAGAAGGGGAAACACTGCGCCAGATCTGCCGCGACCCGCGCATGCCGCACTGGACCACGGTGTACGACTGGAAGGCCAACGACAAGGCGTTTTCCCTACGCTTCGCACACGCGCGGGAACTGGGCTTCGATGCCATCGCGCAGGAATGCTTCGCCATTGCGGACGACACGGACAACGACACGCTGTTCGGCGAGAACGGCGAGCGCGCCAATACTGAATGGATCAGCAGGTCGAAGCTGCGCATCGAGACGCGCCTGAAGCTGCTGGCCAAGTGGGACCCGAAGCGCTACGGCGAGCGGGTCGACGTGAACCACGGCGGGCAGAAGGATAATCCGATCGTGTCGCTACTGGAGCGCATCTCTGGCACCGCGCTGCCGATCGCATCGAACCTGCCGGACGAGGAAGATTGATGACGAACTGCGGCATTTACCAGATCCTGAACGTGATGAATGGGCGGCGATATCTAGGCTCAAGCCAAGACTGCCAGCGCCGCAAGTCGGAGCACATGAGCCGTCTGCGGCGTGGTGCGCATGGCAATGCCAAGTTGCAAGCAGCATGGAATAAGCACGGCGAGGCCGCGTTTCAGTTCTCCATGGTCTTCAGCGTGTTCAATCGCGACGATCTGGAATCCATCGAGCAAGCATTTCTGGATGAAGACAAGGCGGTCGAGATTGGATATAACCTAGCGCCGACTGCAGGAAACACGGCAGGCTGGCGCGCTTCGGACGAGACTCGGCGCCGGATGTCGGACGCTGCTAAGCGCCGTGACAACACCGCCCAACAGCTTGCGATGGTCGCAGCTGTTCGCGGCAAGAAGCGGACCAAGGAGTTCAGCGAGCACCTTTCAGCGCGCCGCAAGGGCGCAAAGGCAACCGAAGAAACAAAGGTAAAGCAGGCCGCATCGGCGCGCGCACGAAGCAGGTACACGGAGATTCACCGCCTGCAGATGGCAATACTGAAGCTGGAGGGGCATAGTCTGCGCGCCATCGGTGGCATTTTCGGCCTGCCGCACCAAAACGTGCACAAGTACATCGCGAGCCTGGAGCTATGACGGGCACAAGCAACGTCGAGCAGTTGGCGTTGGATGATCTGGCCGCAAAGCTGGGTGATCCCATGTGGAGAATCTGTTCTGGGGCGCTCTATCGCATCATCGTGAAGGGTGACGGCGATGCAGATGGATTGGTGATGCCGTTCGTCCCCAATAGGGCGCAGATTCGCTTCATCAAGCGGATGTGGGCAAGAAACGTGATCGTCAAGGCCCGTCAGCTTGGCTTCACCACCCTGATCTGCATCCTGTGGCTCGACCACGCGCTGTTCAACCCGAATAGCCGCTGCGGCATCATCGCCCAGGACCGCGAGACGGCCGAGGCGATCTTCAACGACAAGGTGCGCTTCGCCTACGAAAACCTGCCCGATGAGCTGCGCGCCGCCTTGCCGCTGAAGAAATGCACGGCCACCGAACTGCGCTTCGCCAACAACAGCGTGATCCGCGTGGCGACATCGGTGCGCGGCGGCACCATCCACCGCCTGCACATCTCGGAATTCGGCAAGATCTGCGCCAAGTACCCGGACAAGGCGCGCGAGGTCGTCACCGGCTCGATTCCCGCCGTACCGCTGACCGGCGTGCTGGTGATCGAGTCGACCACGGAAGGCCGCGAAGGCGAGTTCTACGAGATCGCCCAGAAGTCGGACGCCACCGCCCAGGAGCAGCGCCCGCTGACGCCGCGCGACTACCGCCTGCACTTCTATGCCTGGTGGCAGGAGCCGAATTACCGCCTGCCGGCCGCCACGGTGGCGATCAGCGAGAAAGATCACAAGTATTTCGATGCCTTGGAAGCCGAGGTCGGCCAGAAGATCGAGCCGGACCAGCGCGCCTGGTACATCGCCACCCGCGATACGGACTTTGCCGGCCGGCCCGAACGCATGTGGCAGGAATACCCATCCACGTTCAAGGAGAGCTTCCAGGTGTCGACCGAAGGAACCTATTACCGCGAGCAGATCGCCGCCGTGCGCCGCGATGGCCGCCTCACCGACGTGCCCTACCTGCCCGGCGTGCCGGTCAACACGTTCTGGGACATCGGCCACGGCGACGGCACCGCCATCTGGTTCCACCAGCGCGTGGGCCTGCGCGACCACTTCATCAACTTCATCGAGGGCTGGGGCGAACCCTACGCCCACTTCGTCAAGGAGATGCAGAAGCTCGGCTATGTGTGGGGCCAGCACTTCCTGCCGCACGATGGCGCCCATGTCCGCCAGGGCGAGTTGGAAAACCTCAGCCCGCAGCAGATGCTGGAGAACCTGGGCCTGCGCCGCATCGAGATCGTGCCGGTCGTGTCCGAGCTGCAGCACGGCATCAACGCCACCCGCGATGCCTTCGCCACCTGCGTATTCGACAAGGAAGGGACGAAGGAGGGCTTCGTCCACCTGGAGATGTACCGCAAGAAGTTCAACGAGCAGCAGCAGTGCTTCACCGACCAGCCGCTCAAGAACATCCACACCGAAGGCGCCGACAGCTTCCGCCAGTTCGCACAGGCACGCGCTGCCGGCCTGATTAGCGTCAGCGGCGCCGGTGCCAGCCCATGGAAGCGCAAGACCACCAGCTGGAAGGCCAGCTGATAACCACAAGGAGAAAACCACCATGAAAGTCATTCCGCGCCACGAGTCCTACGACGCCTTCTATTTCGAAAACCTGTATGTCCTGCCGGACCTGATCTGCTTCGTGCGCCTGGATGACGGCGTGGATGGTCGGGACGTGCAGGTTAAGGTCGACGGCCGCCTTGTCACCGCCACGATCCGCGAGGGCGACAGTGACGTGGTGGTCAGTGCAGGCCAGTGGCTCGTCCGCCATCCGGATGGCATGCAGGTGCTAGACGATGACGCATTCCAGGCTGCCTATCAGCGCTCGGTCGTATGAGGCGGCACATGGACTACCCCACCGAACTGCAGGAGCGCATGGACGCATCCGCCAACCTGGCCGCCATGCAGCGCACCGCCCGCGAACGCCTGAACGATGGCACGTTTTCGCACTACCCGGCACGACCGGCAACCGATGAACAAGGAGAAAATGAATGAGTGGCGACAAAAACGAAGCACTGCATCGACAGATGCTGAAGGAAGACAAGGAAATGATCGAGAAGGTGACTCGCATCACCGACGAGCCGCTGGGCCGGCCGGCGCCGAAGCTTTCCAGTCACTACGACGAGAAGGACGATGTTCTGGTAATCAACGGCATCCGCTACAGCAGCGACGTATTCCGCCAGTTCGGCGGCATGCTGCCGGTCGGCGCCGAGTTCAAGCTGATGAACCGCGAGGACGGCGTGCTGACCATCCAGAACCTGAGCCAGCAGCCCGCCCCGAAGCACAACGGCCTGGAATCGCGCCACAAGATCGGCGACGACGTAAAGGTCGAAGGCAAAGTCACCGCCGTCTATTTCCATGAAGACAAGGTGAAATATGTCATCAAGGTCAGCGAACACATCTGCATCGAAATGGACTCCTGCGACGTTCATCCGAAGGATGGGGCATGAGTCAGAGCCGCTACGCCATCGACCTGACCCGCCACCAGTTCGTGCGCCCATCCGGCGACCTGGTCTGCGTGGGCACCTGGGTCTACAACCCGGACCAGCAGGACTATGAACCCTGCCTCGTCATCGTGCCGCGCTACCGCCGAAGCGGATTCAAGCCCTGTGTTGTAGCTTTAAGTGCCGCTTGGAAATATAATGAGCCGCAATATCTGGCACGAGCAGCATCCATCTTCCTCGGCATGCTGGGCATGGACGACTGCATGTCGAATGCGCACAAGGTGGCCGAACTGATTCACAGCCACCTTGGCGACCTGATCCGGATGCGCCCGAACCCGACGCAGGCCATCGTGGTGGCGGACGCGAGCGTGACGATCGATGGCAGGAAGCGCTCGATGGAAGTGCTGGACTACCAACCCCTGGCGCAAGCCTGAACCACTGAAGCGGAGAAGCATGGACGCCCCTGACCTGAACAACCCGAAGCGCCGCAAGGTCATCAAGGGCGCCCCCGCCGACCGTGGCCGCGCCAAGGACGAGCCGATCGCTCCCGAAACCGAGCTGGGCACCGCCGAGCGCGTCGAGGAAGAACGGATGCAGGAAGTCCACGGCCGCCTGATGTCCTTCTACCGCCGCGAACTGGAGATCCAGGGGCCGAACCGCTTCGAACAGGCGCTGGACGAGGACTATTACGACGGCATCCAGCTGTCCGAAGAAGAACTCCAGATCCTGCACGAGCGCGGCCAGCCGCCCACGGTCTACAACGTCCTGGCCGTCTCGCTGAACTGGATCTTCGGCAGTGAAAAGCGCGGGCGCACCGACGACAAGATCCTGCCGCGCGGGAAGGAAGACAGCAAGCCCGCCGAGCGCAAGAGCAAGTATATGAAATACCTGTCCGACGTGAACCGCGCCGGTTTTCACCGCTCGGCCGGCTTCGAAGACGCGGCCAAGGTCGGCGTGGGCTGGCTGGAATGCGGCCTGCAGGACGAGGATGATGGCGAACCGATCTTCGAACGCAGCGAATCGTGGCGCAACGTCATCTGGGATTCTGCCGGCAGCAAGATCACCCAGGACGACTGGCGCTACCTGTTCCGCATCCGCTGGGTCGACGAGGATGTGGCCAAGTCCATGTTCAAGCACATCCCCGGCGCCGTCGACAAGATCGACCGCTCCGTGCAGGAATCCAGCGTGCTGACCGGCTATGACGGCGTGGATGGCGACGTGGCCATGGACCAGGGCGAAGTCGACCGCGACACCGCAACCGGGCGCTCCATGTCCGAGTTCAAGCGCCGCCGCGTGCGCCTGATCCAGGCCGAGTACCGCAACCCGGAAGACGTGGAAAAGCTGCGCGGCGGGCCGTTCAACGGCCAGATCTACGACGAGAACGACCCGCGCCACAAGGAGCAGGTGGACACCGGCGCGGCCAAACTGGTCAAGAAGACCATGATGCGCATGCGTCTGGCGATCATGACGCCGAAGGAGATCCTGTACGACGCGCCGAGCATCTACCGCCACAACACCTTTACTCTCACCCCGATCTGGTGCTTCCGCCGTGGCCGCGACGGCATGCCCTACGGTTTTGTCCGCAACCTGCGCCCGATTCAGGATGGCGTGAACAAGCGCGCATCGAAGGCGCTGCACATCCTCTCGAACAACAAGACCATCATCGAGGAAGGCGCGCTGTCGAGCGAACAGACCATCGAGGAGTTCCTGGTCGAGAAGAACCGTGCGGATGGCAATATCGTGGTCAAGAATGGCGCGATCGACAAAGTACGCTTCAATGTGGACCGGGGCATGGACCAGGCCCACATGCAGCTGATGGCCCACGATGTCGGCATGATCCAGCAGGTGGGCGGCGTCACCGACGAGCTGATGGGTCGCAAGACCAATGCGGTTTCCGGCGTGGCAGTGCAGGCGAGGCAGGAGCAGGGTTCGCTGGCCACGTCCGGCCCGTTCGACAACCTGCGCCTCGCGCACCAGATCCACGGCGAGAAGAAACTCAGCCTGGTGGAGCAGTTCGCCACCGAGCAGAAGCAGTTCCGCATCACTAACATGCGCGGCGCGCCAGAGTTCGTCACCATGAACGACGGCTTGCCCGACAACGACATCACCCGCAGCAAGGCCGATTTCGTCGTCTCGGAAGCCGACTGGCGCGTCACCATGCGCCAGGCCGCCAATGAACAGTTCGGCGAGCTGCTGGGCAAGCTGCCGCCGGAAATCTCGATGCAGTTGCTGGACCTGTGGGTCGACACCATGGACGTGGAGAACCGCGACGAGCTGGTCAAGCGCATCCGCGCCCTGAACGGCCAGAAAGATCCGGACGCGACCGAGCCGACCCCGGAAGACATGCAGGCCGAGCAGGCGAAAGCCGCGCAAGCGCAGATGGCACAGAAGCAGGCCGAACTTGGCATGGCCAAGGTGGAAGCCGAGATCGACGACAAACGCGCCAGCGCCGAGCAGAAGCGCGCCCAGGTCGACGTGCAGCGCTCCGTCATGTTCAACAACAACATGACCGGCGCCAACTCGGCCATGAGCGCCGCGCTGCAGGTGATTCAGGCACCGACGATCGCTAGAGTCGCGGACGGCATCATGGTGCAAGGCGGCTGGGCCAATGGCCTGCCGGTGCCCACCAACCTGCCGCAGCCGCAAGCACAAGGTCTGCCGCCGCAACTGCCCGCACCAGCACCGCAAGCCGCACCCGTTCCCCCGCAGGCAGCGCCTGCACTCGTAGCACCACAACCACAATAAGGAGAGCTTCAGATGGATAACCAGCACCAGAAGATCAAAGGCTACCGCGACCTGTCGCAAGAAGAAATCGACCTCATGAACGAGGGCAAGGCACTAGCAGAGCAGTGCGGAGCCTACGTCGCCAAGCTGCGCAAGCACACCGGCCAGGCGACCAGCGATTCGCCGCCAGCTTTGTCGCTCGATCAGCGCTGGATCAGCATCGGCGCCACCGACCTGCAGCGCGGTTTCATGGCCGTGATTCGTGGCATCGCGCAGCCGACCACGTTCTAACTACAAGGAGAAACCATGTCCCTGAACGAAGACCACGGCCTGACCGCCGAAGAAGCAGCAGCCCTTGCCACCCCTGACGATGAAAGCGAGAAACAAATTGTCGACCCGGAAGCTGAACCCGAAGCCACCGCTGCTGAGCCGGCGCCTGCTGACCCCGAAGCGCAAGCTGCTGCCGCTCCTGCTGCTGACCCTGGTGCCGCTGCTGCACCTGCAAGCGCAGAGCCAGCCGCTGCTGCCGACCCCGCACCGGAACCCGCGCCCGAGCCTGCCGCTGCCAAAGCCGAAGCAGTAGCCGCCGCCCCGGCGCCGCTCCTGCACGTCCAGGCGCCGGAAGACGCCCAGGCCAAGCTCGACAAGATCGCCGCCGACAAGGACGCGCTGCTGGACAAGTTCGAAGCGGGCGAAGTCACGACCAAGGACTACCAGCGCCAGCTCGACGCCCTGAACGACCAGCGCGCCGACATCCAGCACCAGGTGCGCGAGGCGGATCTGGCGCGCAAGCTGAACGACCAGCAGATCCAGAACGCCTGGGTGGCAGACTGCAATCGCTTCCTCGCCGCGCACGACGACTACAAGGATCCGGCGCTGCTGTCGCAACTGGACATGGCCATCAAGCTGATCGCCAGCCAGCCGGAGAACCGTGGCCTGGCCAACGAGACGGCGCTGGACAAGGCCCACAAGATGGTGCTGGCGATGAACGGCAAGGCTCCCGCCGCGCAACCGGTGGCAACGAAGCCGGTCCAGCACAAGGTGCCGACCCCGGCCGCGCCGCCGAACATCGGCAGCCTGCCGGCCGCCTCGATGAACGACACCACCGGCGGCGAGTTCGCCCACTTGGATTCGTTGGCCAAGACCGATCTGGTGGGCTACGAAAAGGCGGTCGAAGGTCTGACCGACGCCCAGCGCGCCCGCTACTTCAAGAACTGACCACCACTGATTGAAAGCACACATGGCCCTGACCATCGACTTGAAGCCCGGCGACAAACTGCAGATCGGTGACGCCACCGTCACGTTCGTGCAGAAAAGCGGGCAAATCGGCCGCTTCGTGGTCGAGGCCGACCGCTCGATCCCGGTCAAGAAGGTGCCGGACGAAGCGCCCGGCATCCGCCTGATCGCCGAGCGCGGCATCATGACGGCCTGAGCCATGTTGCTTTCAATCATTTTGTTGCTTTGAGAAAAAAGTAACCGTACAATCACGCCATCAACCAGCGCAGGAAGTGCCGGGTGAATTCAACCCCATCCTTTTATAGGGAGCACTTCCATGAGCGTTACCACTTTCGGCGCAGCATCGCCGCAGACCGTCCAGAAATGGTCCACTGGCCTGTGGATCGACCAGCGCGCCGCTTCGTACTTCGAACAGAAGTTCATCGGCACGTCCATCAACAGCGTCATCCAGCGCATGACCGATCTGGAATCGGGCGCCGGCGACCGCGTCAAATTCGACCTGAGCGTGGCCCTGCGCGGCCAGCCGACCTTCGGCGATGACCGCGCCGAAGGCAGCGAGGAAAACCAGCGCTACTACCAGGATGAAGTCTTCATCGACCAGGTGCGTAAGCCCGTGTCCTGCGGTGGCGAGATGACCCGCAAGCGCACCGTCCACGACCTGCGCAGCAATGCAAAAGCCCAACTGGCCGACTTCTTCGCCAAGTTCACCGATGAGCTGTTCTTCATGTACCTCGGCGGTGGCCGTGGTTCGAACGAAGACTTCCTGATGCCGTCGACCTGGACCGGCCACGCCGGCAACCCGTTCCAGGCGCCGGACGCAGAACACCTGCTGTACGGCGGCGCCGCGACCAGCAAGTCCACCCTGACCGCTGCCGACAAGATGAACCGCGCCGTCATCGAGAAAGCGCTGAACCGCGCCGAGATGATGCAGGCCCGCAACCCGGACGCCGCCAACATGGTGCCGGTCAAGAACGGCTCGGAAGGCAACTACGTGTTCCTGATGAACCCGGACCAGGAATTCGACCTGCGCAACGACCCGACCACCGGCAACTGGATGGACCTGCAGAAGGCTGCCGCTGCCGCAGAAGGCCGCGACAACCCGCTGTTCAAGGGCAACCTGGGCATGATCGGCGGCGCCGTGCTGCACAAGCACCGTTCGGTGATCCGCTTCAGCGACTACGGTGCCGGCGGCAACGTCAGCGCCGCACGCGCCCTGCTGCTGGGTCGCCAGGCTGCGGTCGTCGCCTATGGCACTTCGGGCGGCATGCGCTACACCTGGAAGGAAAAGATGAAGGACTTCGACAACGAGCCGGCGGTTTCGGCAGGCTGCATCTTCGGTGTCAAGAAGACCCGCTTCAATGGCCGCGACTTCGGCGTGATGTCGATCGACACCGCAGCCAAAGACCCGACCGTGTAATGCGAACGGGCCGGGGCAACCCGGTCCTTCCACCTGAATCCATCTATCTAGGAATCCATCATGGCTATCATCCTGTCTCAATTCGCCACGCGCCAGCAGCGCGTGATCGCTGGCGACTGCGCCGGCGACCTGGTCGTCAATCGCTTCTTCGTCGACCTGAAGGCGGCCGATCTGGTCGCCAACAACGTGATCGACCTCGGCGTCCTGCCGGCCGGCCACACCATCCACGGCGCCCAGCTGATCGCTGACGACCTGGACACCGGCACCGCCATCACCCTGGACGTGGGCCTGATGTCGGGCACCGTGGGCACCAACGATGCCGCCCGCACCGTGGGCCAGGAACTGTTCGTGGCTTCGACCGCAGCGCAGACTGGCGCCGTGGCTTCGACCTCGACCACCAAGACGGCGCTGACCATCACCCCGGTGGGCAATGACCGTTCGATCGGCGTCAAGATCGTCGCCGCACCGACCGGCGCCACCGCCGGCCGCCTGCGCCTGACCGTGTCGATGCACCCGGCCAACAGCTACGAAGTGTACTAATCAGCAGCACCTGACGGGGCCAGCCGGCCCCGTTTTTCCATTCATCGCAGAACAACCACTCGGAGAACCCGATGAAGCCCACCGCAATTGAATGCAAACTGATACGCGCAGGCGGTTCGCGCATCCCCCTCGGCAATACCGAATACCACTTTCAGCCCTATACGGACGGCGCGCATGTGTGCGAAGTCGCCGACCAGGACCATGCTGACCGCTTCCTGTCTATCACCGAAGGCTTCCGCCTGTACCGTGGCGAAGGCCAGCCGGTCAACAGCGCCGCGCCGGTTGCCGTCGCCACCAAGGAATACGCCGATGGCGCCAAGGCCACCGGCCCAGCACCGCTGCCTGAAGCATCGCCGGCCGCCGCGCCCGAGATCCTGCTGGGCGGCGACTACCCGGCCACCTTCGACATCGGCGGCGTCTCGCACCAGCTCGGCACCATCGTCGCCCGCGCGCACGAAGCGTCCGGCTTGACTGCCGACGATTGGAACAAGCAGCCGCAGGAAGCGCGTGATGCAGCAATCGAGCAGGTGCTGGACAGCCTGGCCGCCGCAGCCGCCACGCCGCCGGCCGCCACCGAGCAGCCGCCGGTCGACGAGCGCGCCGCCCTGGCCGCCGAATACGAGCGCCTGTACGACAAGAAGCCGCACCACAACACCGGCATCGAGAAGCTGCGCGAGCTGATCGCCGCCAAGCAGTAAGCGCCAGCTCAAACCGGCGGCGACTGCGAACAGGAAAACACCATGCTCACCACCATCATCCCTTCTGCATCCAATGACGTGGCGGGCACTGGCATCCTTGTCGCCGACCTGCTGCGCCGCTTCCGGAACATCATGATGGATGCGAAGGCGATACGCTGGTCCGAATCGGAATCGATCGACTGGATCAACGACGGCGCCAGCGAAATCGTGCTGCGCCGCCCGGCAGCCCGCGCCGTCACCGAGATCATCGAACTGTCCGCCGGCACGCTGCAAAACACGAGCACCGGCACATCGCAGATCCTCGACGTGATGCGCAACGTGCGCGCGGATGGCGTCTCTGGCCGCGCGATCCGCATCTGCGACCGCCAGCAGCTCGACGATGTCGATCCCACCTGGCACACCCGCCGCGCCGCGCCGACCCGCCACTACATGATCGACGAGCGCAGCCCGACCAGTTTCTATGTCTACCCGCCGGCAGCCGCTGGGGCAAGGGTCGAAGTGCTGGTGGCGAAGCCCGCGCCCAAGGTGGTTTCGCCCGCCGACACCCTGGAGCTGCGCGCCGAGTTCATCAGCGCCCTGCTGAACTGGATGATGTACCGCGCTCACAGCAAGGATTCGCAGTACAGCCAGGGCAACATGGCGGCCCTGCATTACCAGGCGTTCACCGACGCCATCGGCGCGCCGAGCCAGGCCGCGCAAGTCAACTCCGCTACCGGGAATTCCAAATGATCGACCTTGACGCCTTCCTGCCCGAGATCTCCCCGAAGGCGCCGGGCGCGCCGGCCCCTGCCGCCTACAAGGCGATCCTGCAGGCGTGCGACGACATCTGCACCCGCAGCCGGCAATGGCGCTATAGCGACGAGATTCCGGTGCAGGACGTGAACGAGATGGACATCCCGATCCCGGACCAGGCAACGCTCGTCGATTTCGAATCGGTGCTGTTCAACGACCGTCCGCTGGAATCGAAGACCGTCCAGTGGATGGACCAGTGCATGCGCGGCTGGCGGCGCGGCACGATCGAAGGCCAGCCGCGCTTCTATACCCAGCTCCTGCCCGGCAGCCTGCGCATCGCGCCGGTCGATACCGGCTTGCTGCTGGTGAACATGATCTTGAAGCCGTCGATGGACGCCGATCAGGTGCCCACCTTCCTGTTCGAACTGCACCATGAACTGGTGGCGTGGGGCGCCCTGGGCCGCCTGCTGTCGACGCCGGATCAACCATTCACCGACGTGACGATGGGCGCGGCCTACTTCGGCCTGGTCGACCAGAAGCTGGGCGCGCTGGCGTGGCGCGGCGCCACTGGCCAGCAGCGCGCACCCGTCCGCTCCCGCAGCGACTATATGTAAGGACTGAACCATGGCCGATACCCTGTTCAAACAGCCGCGCGAACTGCTCGATTTCGACATTGTGGCCGCGCGCTCGCTTGGCGACAGCGACACGATCGACAACGTGACCGCCTTCGTTACCGGACCGGACGACGTGCTGACGGTCGAAAACATCAGCTGGACCGATGTCACGGCCAAGGTATGGGTGTCCGGTGGCACCGACGATGCCACCTACAAGGTCACGGCCCTGATCTACAGCGTGGGCGGGCGTGAGATCGAAGGCGAATTCTATTTGCGCGTGAAGGATCTGTAATGCGTCTGAAACTGACAAACAATGCCGAATCGACGCTGGCCGGCGCGATCAATGTGAACTCGACCACCGTGCTGCTGGCGCCTGGCACCGGCACGCTGTTCCCGCAGATCGTGGCCGGCGAATTCTTCCCGCTGACGCTGGTAACGACCGTGGGCGGCGTGCCGAAGCGCGAGATCGTCTATGTCACGGCGCGCGATGTCGACAGCTGTACCGTGCTGCGCGGCCAGGAAAACACGTCCGCCACCACGTTCTCGGCCGGCGACTATGTCGGCTGCCACCCCACCGCCGGCTGCTTCGATGCGAAGGCCAACCTGGAAGGCGCCGCCTTCACCGCCGACATCAGCGCGCCATCGATCACGGTTGCCGGCGCCGCGTCGGTCGGCTCGATCGCGGTGCTGGGACCGGCCGACATGCGCGACAACACGGTCAAGAGCGCCGTGCTGCAGGACTACGCCTATGCCTTCAAGGATGCGGTGGCGGCCAACACGCTGGATTACCGGGACGGCAGCGCCCAGCGATGGGCGCCGGCCACCGGCACGCAAACGCTGGCGATCACCAACTGGCCGGCGGCCGGCACGCTGGGCGAATTCCTGATCGAAGGCGTGAACCTGGGCGCCGCCACGATCACCGGCCCGACCGTCAAATGGCTCAAGAGCGATGGCACGTTCACCACGTCGACCTCGTTCAATTCGAATCACGGCGCCCTGTTGCAGGCGGCTGGCACCGACTTCATCCTGCTCTGGACGCGCGACGGCGGCGCCACCATCTACGGCAAGGTGCTGCGGTGAGCCTGATGATGATGCTGGCACTGCGCGGCGCGCAGACGAAAACGCAGACGTTCAGCAGTAGCGGTACGTGGATTGCGAGATCGTCGAAAGTCGATGTGGCGACCGGCTACGGTGCGCGCGGGCAGAATTCAACGCCATCAGAGAGTTGGATCTACGAGAACAAAACCATCTATGCAACACGCAGGAGCGATGGCGTGCGCGTTGCCGTTAGCACCAGCCGCTATTTGGTGCGGTTCAATGCCCAGTCCGCGCACTGCGACCCGATCAACAACACCCCGAGTGATACCACCTATTCGTCGAACCAGACCTGCTATGGCTACGACGGATTCTTTACGGTGGCAGGCACCCCGACCACGACTGGCGCAGCCACGACAGCGTTCGGCAAAAGCTTTCCTGGCGCAACCGGCAACGTGACGCCAACGCCAACCACGTACGCGAACATCGATGTATCACAGG